CCAAGCAGAAGTTCCTCGAGGAGTACCAGAACAAGGTCTTTGGGGAGGGGCAGCGGCAGTTCGACGTGAACACCGGGCTGCAAGCCGGTCAGCTCACCGGGATGTACAACGGCCAGGAGACGCTGGCCAACCAGCAGTTCAAGCAGAACACCTCGCTCGGCTACCTGAACCTGCTCAGCCAGCTCCGCGGCCCCGGCGACATCTTCCAGTACCTGAAGGTGCTCCAGGGCACCCCCGGCGGGATGAAGGACATCGTGAACGCCGCCGCGGGGCAGTACCGGATGCCGTCCTTCGGCGGCGGGGCCAACGTGGGGACGGGCGGCGGCGCGGACATCAACTCCCTGCTGAGCCAGCTCAACGACCCCAACTACGGGTCGGACGCGAAGAACCTGAACCTCCCGCCGCCGAACCAGATCAGCGCGAGGGCGCTGATGCAGATGTCGCCCTCGCAGCAGCAGGCCCTGATGGGGGCCTACGAGTCCGCGGGCTACAACCCGCAGGACGTGATGGCCATCTTCAAGAACTCCCTGCCCCAGTACGCCGGAGGCCAGCAGTCGGGCCGCGTGAGTCTGTTCGGGAGGTAGCCAATGGGCATCGCCGATCTGCCCGACATCAGCGACGACGACTGGTTGACCTACCAGGCGGACACCTTCCGCCGCCAGACGCAGCCGCTCCAAGACAGCCTGCTCTTCCAGCAGCAGACGCTCCCGCAGGTGGACGACACGCTGGCCAGGATTCAGCGCCTGGCCGCCCCCATCGCGCCTCCGGCGCCGATGCCATCCATGTCCACGCCCATGCAGGGGGCCTTCCCCAACCAGGGGGCGGCCCCCACCAGCCTCTTCCCGCAGTCCGGTGGTGCTGAGCAGGTCGATCCCGCCAGCCTGTCCTCGATGCTGAGCCAGTACCCGGACGAGGGCGATCTTCCGCAGCAAGGAGGCGTTGGGCCGACGATGGGGCCTCCCGGCCCCCCGCTCGGAAGCCCGGCAGGCAGCAGCTTGTCCGGGCCGCAGACGCAGCTCTCGAGCCCTACGCCGCTCGGCCCACCAGGCCCTGAGGCCCCCGGCTTCTGGTCGGGGATCGCCCCCGACAAGCCCAACATCTTCTCGTGGGCGGGGGAGCAGGCCCAGCAGGCCGCACAGGGTCTGCGCTCCAGCGGGGCTACCCAGACCCCGCTCCTCGGCGGCCTCCTCGGCGGCGGCGCGCAGTACGCCGCCGACGCCCTCGCCAACCTCGGGGGCACCTCCCAGGCGCTGCGCCGCGGGGACATCGGCGGCGCCGCCGGAGGCATCCTCCAGGCCACGGTCGGGGAGAACACCCCGCTCGGCATCGGGAAGAACATCGCCACCGAGGCCCAGTGGCCGACCCAGATCTTCCCCGGCATCGACCCCAACACGCCGGTCATCGGGGGCCTGAACAACCCCCGCGAGATGGCGGGTCTGGCCCCGCAGTTGCTCCTCCCCGAGACGGCCCTGGAGCGGGGGATCGGGGGCGCGGTCGGGAGGGCCATCTCCCCCGCCACCAAGCGGATCGGGGAGGTCGCCTCTCCCTACGTGGAGCAGGCCCTGAGCGGCGCCCGTGGGGCGCTGGACAGCCTCGGTCGGGGAGCGGAACCCGCCTTCGGCATCCGCTTGGGGGAGGACACCCAGACCTTCCACGGCTCAGGCACCGTGTTCAACGAGATGCGCCCAGGTAAGGGGATGCTCGGGGACGTGGTGTACCTCGGCAGTAAGCCCGAGGTCGGCACCGAGTTCGCCATCAACCGCTCCGACGCCTGGACGAATCTGGCGATGGAGAAGGCGGACTACGAGCAGCGTCTGGCCGATTTCTCTCCCGACAACCCGTCGATGCGCTACATGCCGGCGGAGGAGATCACTCGCGGCCGGGAGCGGATGAACGAGCGCCTTGCCGAACTCAACCAGAGAATGGCCGAGGCCGAGCAGTACGGGGCCGCTCCGCAGGAGGGGATGGGGGCCAACGTCCGACCGGTGACCATGCCGAAGGGCATGAACATCTGGGATTCCACCGAACGCATCACGCCGCAGGAGGCGCGACGACTCCTGGACGGCTTGGCGATTGAGTGGCGGAGAAATTACGGCACCGATCTCCCAGAAACCACGATGTTCGAGTTGGAGAGCGAGATTGATCGCATCTCCCGGTACTGGGCGACAAGAGAGCCTGGTGAGTGGCTGAGCAAGAAGGCCGTCTACGACGTGCTCGCTGAGCGGATCGGGGAGAAGTACGGAGACGACGGCATCCGCGTGAACGAGGCGAAGTCGTTGCTGAACGATGTGCTTCGGAGGGACGGCTTCGACGGCATCTCGTACCGAGGCTTCTCTTCTCTGCCGGTGAGTGATGCGATGGGCAATCGCGTCCCCTACACCGAATACGGCATCTTCCCGGCTTCGATGTCGAAGCTCCGCAACACCCTCTCCGGCACCCCCGGCGGGATCGTCTCCGGCGGAATCGGTGGTCGTTACTACCACGGCACCAGCGTTCCGTTCGATAGGGCTAAGGTGCCCACCGAGGGTGGGCGCAGCTACGCCCTCCCCGGTTACTACGCCTCCCCCGACCCGAATGTGGCTGGTAACTACGCCGGGCACGGGTGGCTCGATGAGGCCGGAGAGCTTTCGACCGACGAGGGGGCGCACATCCGCTCCTTCGAGCTTGACCCGGACACGAACCTGCTGGAAACCCGGCGGGTCATCCCCGAGAACGAGGTCAGGCAGATCGTCGAGGAGATGAATCGCGTCGATCCGGGCGTGATCGCCGACGAGGGCAGAGCCGTAGCGAGGGTGATGCAGCGGCAGACCGACCGGCGGTGGGGGTCGGACAAGACCGCCGGAATCCGCGCCTTGTTCACCCTCCGCGGGGCCGACTCGGAGTTCCGGAGTGTGCTCCGCTCGGTCAACGCCAACGCGGACGATACGCTCGTCCGGGCGCTCCAGAATCTCGGCTACGACGGCGTGCGGGCCGACGAGGCTGGAGAGATCATCAGCCTCTTCGACACCGGGATCGCTAAGGCCAAGAACACGCTCTCCGGCAGATACGGGGGGATCACCCCTGCTGGCGGCGGCGGCGGGGTAAGGGGTCTGGCCGCTCGGGCCATGACCTCCCCCTTCTTCTCGCCCGCCGCCACCGGTCAGCAGGCCGCCGCGGACATCACCCTCGGGGCCGCCGGTGGGGCGGTCGGTGCCGCGACGGCCGACGAGGATGCGACCTGGCAGGAGCGGGTCGGACGCGGGGTCGCCGGGGCCGCCATCGGAGGGATGCTCGGCCCGGTCGCCCGCGCACCCAAGGGCATCGCCGGGATCGCCCGCGGGGTGCTCAGCGACGAGGAGGGCGCGCTCAAGTTCGGCGCCGCCGAGGGGAGTCGCCCCGGCGGACGGCTCGACCCGCCCGCGGACTACACCCCGGAGGACTGGGCCGCGCTCTCCCGCGCCGAGCGCCGCCGCATCAACTACGCCCAGAAGCGGGGCGAGTACGCCAGCAAGGTCGGAAAGGCGGCTGGAGACGAGGCGACGATCCCCGACTACGGGTCGGCGCAGGAGATCGAGCAGCCCCTCCAGCCGCCCCTCTCTTCCGAGTCGCCGCAGTTGGCGCAGCAGGAAGCCTACGAGGACGCCCTCTCCCGCATGACCGAGCGGGGGGTGCCCGAGGACGAGGCCGACGAGAGCGCCTACTTCGTGGGACGGGACGCCCGCCGCGAGGAAGCCGAGCGCATCTCCGACGAGGCGGATCAGCTCTACGACGAGGAGCCCGACCTCCGCGCCGACGACGACCCCGAGGGCGGCGGGGTGACGGCCACCGAGGAGATCCGGAACCTCACCAACAACATCACGCCCGTCCTGCGCGTGAACCCGGTCGTCCGCGGCCGCCAGGAGCGGTTCATCGGCACCCAGGAGGGCCTCCCCGGCATCGCCGGGACGGAGGCCAGGGCCAGTCTGCCGGGAGCGGGTGAGCGGCCCGCCTACGACGCCGAGGGGAACTTCATCGGCTTCGGTCAGACGGTCGGGGCCTCCTCACCCGAGGCGGTCGTCGCCACCATCGCCGACCGGACGGGGAGCGCCCCGGTGGGCACGATGGTGACCAAGACCCTGAAGGACGCCGGGATCGACGACCCCATCCGGGCGCTCGACCCCGACAACCAGACCGCCCTCCCGAGCTGGCTCAAAGAGGCCATCGGTCGGGAGGATCAGGTGCTGGCCAACGACCCGCCCGAGGTCAGGGACTACGTGGATCGGGTCATCAACGGCTTGCAGGGGATGTTCAAGGCCGCCCACGGCGCCCGCTCCGACGCGGAGCTGGAGGGGGCGGTCGAGGCCCTGCGGCCGTTCGCCATCGACCTGGCGCGCTCAGCCGACCCCGGCAGCGGGCTGACCTCGGACACGCTGGTGGTGCTGATGCACCAGGGCGTCGAGGCCACCTCCACCCCCGCGATGATCGCCTACGACCGGCTCCAGCAGGCGGTCATGCAGAACGCGCCCGACGACCTCATCGCCCGGCTCACCGCCGACTACGACCGCATCGCCGCGGTCAACAACATCTACCTGGCGGGGTTGGAGGCGTACTCCAGCGCCGCCGGTCGGGCGCTGCGGGCCAACCGAGCGGACGTGTACCAGTCCGCGCCGTTCATCCCCGAGGCCAGCGGTGGCTCCATCGACGCCGGTGACCCCGGTCGGGCGCAGAACTTCGGGAAGGCCGAGCCGGCGCTCGAAGCGCGGGACGTGGCCCGCGAGGAGTGGAACGTCCGCCAGCGGGCCAAGCGGCAGGGCGGCCCCCTCGTGGACAGGGGCACCGACTGGAACAGCGCCTACTGGCAGCGCAAGCGGGACTTGAACCAGGCCGCGGATCAGCGGCGCAGCGGCCGCCGGATCAACGGGCCGCTGGAGAACGAGGGCCTGCTGTGGACGGATCTGTTCGTCCGCGACGACCCCTCCGTGCCCAAGGGCACCGCGCTGACCGAGAACGAGCGGCTGCGCTGGCTGTTCGGGCTGGACGAACTCAAGGTGCCCAAGGGAGACGAGCGGGACAGCCTCTACCGCACCATGTCCTCGCCCGACTTCGACCCGGACGACACGGACGCCGTGCTGAAGTTCTGGGCCGAGGCCGCCCGCGTCGGCGGGGCGCACGAGAACCCGGTGGCCGTACTTCGCCCCTCCAAGCGCAACCCGAACAAGATCATCCAGACCACCGCCCAGGTGCGGCAGGAGGAGTCGCCCTGGAAGGACGGGATCAACGAGGCGGGTCGTCTGGCCACCGCCCACGAACCGGCGTGGATGAAGGCGGGACGGATCAGCGAGACGCTCCCCCGCGACACCGCCCTGAACGTGGCCAAGAACGCGCTGACCCGCCGCCTGGAGGCCGCTCAGGGGGCGCTGGAGAAGGCCCGCCGCGACGGCATCACCGGGGACATCAAACGCTACAACCAGGCCGTCGCCGCCGCCCAGAAGGACATGCCCAAGGACATGGGCGGGGCCGACAACGGCCTGTTCCAGCGGTTCCACAACGAGTACCCGCCCGACTACGAGTCCACCCGGACGCCGGGCGACCGGGGCAAGCCGGAGAACGTGAACCTCCAGACCCCGGCCATCCTGACCAAGAAGGTGGAGCTGCTGAACCAGTTGGACAGCGTCGACCGCGGCACCCAGTTGTTCCGCGGCGGCCTGTCCGTGGTCACGTCCAACATGCTGACCTCGGCGCGGATGATCGAGGCGTCCGCGATGGAGTCGGGCGTGACCATGCTGAACAAGCTCTACACCCAGGCCGTCTGGCGCAACGACCGGGAGGGGGCGCGGCAGATCGCGCAGGGGATGTGGATGGGGGCCACCCCCGCCTGGAACAACCTGCTCTACGCCTTCAAGAACGGCATGGGGCCGATGGAGGCGATGGACTACCTGAACGACGTGGCCAAGAAGGGCGCCCCCGCCATCCGCTCCACCCCCTTGTCCACGGAGATGCGCCACGGCATCCAGTCCGGGTGGCTGGCCCCCATGCACCGCATCTCGCGGGCGATGCAGGAGTTCTTCACCACCCTGACCTACTACGGCGAGCTGAACCGGCTGGCCCACGAGCGGGTCAGCTCGCTCGGGGAGGCGAACGCCCTCAGCCGCCGCCTGGGGTCGGAGTCCAGGGGCAGGATCTTCGCCGGGGACGCCACCCGCATCGCGGACAACCAAGACCCGCTCAGCCCCGGTCTGTGGTTCCACGCCCCCGACGACGAGATGCGGAACGCCGCGCTGAAGGAGGCCATGACCATCGCCTCCGGCGGGCCGCACTCCACCGTCGCCAAGTGGCTGGCGGACACCAAGTCCTACCTCGAGCGGGGCACCACCCCCGGCGGGAAGGCCATCGGGGCCGTGGGGAACGTGATCTTCCCCTTCGTCTACGGCATCGACTTCTCCATCCGCGCCGGACTCAAGACGGCCGTGGGGCCGGTGATGTACCCGGTCAAGGCGGGGGCCGCCCTCGCGCGCGGGGACACCGCCGCCGCGCGGGCCTACGGCACCAACGCCATGCTCACCCTCGGGGCCGACCTGTTCATCGCCAGCCAAGTCCTGGGCGGCAACCTCACCGGCAAGGGGCCGGCCGACGCGAGGGAGCGGCAGGCCCTCTTGGAGCGCACCGACGAGCACGGCGACCCGGTGTGGCGCCCGGACTCCATGCGCGTCCCGCTGCCCAACGGGCGGCACCTGTGGCTCAACTACGGCTCCCTGCCCATCGTCGGGGTGACCGGCGCGATCATGGCCAACGCCCACGATGCGTGGGTCTACGACCAGAAGAGCGACGACTCCCTGCCCGCCAAGGTCGCCAAGATGATGGCGGGGACGATTGGCACCGTCGCGGAGGGCACCTACTTCCGCGACATGATGGATCTCGTCTCCATCTTCAGCGAGCCGCAGACGGCGGATCAGGCCCTCTCCCGCTTCGGCGGGGGGCTGGTGGGGCGCATCGTCCCCGCCGCCATGCGCCAGCTCGCGCAGGGCATCGACCCCCACCGCAAGGCCCCCGAGAACGCCCTCCAGGAGTTCGCGCAGAACATCCCCGGCCTGCGGAACATGGTGCCCAATCAGGTCAGCCCCTTCACCGGGGAGGACGTGAACATGGGCTGGTCGCCCGCCTCGCTGGTCGCACCGGGGACGGTCTACTACGGCTCGCAGCCCCAGAGTCCCATCGCCAACGAGACGGATCGGCTCAACCGGGCGGGCTTTGCGGTGAACCCCTCGCAGTACAGCGCCACCCAGCAGGGTCGCGGGGCCACCATCATGGGCAACCGCCAGACCGGGGAGCAGGTGCGCGCGACGCAGGGGGTGTTGGCCGAGGAGACGCAGCGCCGGGCCACCATGCTGCTGGCCTCCCCGCAGTACCAGGCCATGACCACGCAGCAGCAGGCGGCGGCCCTGGACGCGGTGTTCACCCGCTCCCGCGAGGCGTCGGACTACGACTGGCAGTCGGGCCTGACCCTCAGCCCGCAGCAGCAGCTCACCCGCGCCGAGTCCGCCGTCCAGCGGTACGAGGGGCCGGGCCTGGCCGGTCTGGGGCCGTCGCAGCTCGCCCGCCGCAACGAGGAGATCAGCCAGGCGAAGGCCCTGCTCACCCAGTACAACCGGGTCTACGGCGAGGACATGGGGGAGGTCATCCTCCGCCGCCAGAACCGGCAGGCGTGGCGGGACGCCGTGATGTACGAGGACGTTGACCCGGATCTGCGCTGGATGCGGGAGCGCCGCGCCGCGCAGGGCCTCGGCCTCGACCCGCGGCGGACGGTGCAGCCCGGACTCCCCGGCGCGGCCAACGCGCTGCCGCCGCCCCCGCTGGGCATCGGGCAGGTGGGGAACACGGCGGGGGTGATGCCCTCCCTGTCCCAACTGCCCGACTACAGCTTCTCCAGCCGCTTCCCCCCGTCGACGAGGTAGCGCATGGCCAACCTGACGCCGCAGCAAGCCACCCGGCAGGCCGTCTCGGCGCAGTGGGCGCTCTCCCAACTGGGGAGCCGCGACTACTACATGCTCTGCCAGCGGTTCATCGAGAACGCCTACGGCACCGGGGGCCAGTACGGCTCCGCGGCCAAAGCCTCCGGGGCGCTGATGAACAACACCGACATCGACGCCGCCGACGTGGGCGATCTGGTGTTCTTCAAGCCCGACCCCTCCAACGGCAACTACGGCCACGTGGGGATCTACGTGGGCAACGGGGAGATGGTCAGCGCCACCAACGGCGGCATCACGCGGGACAACATCCAGAACAGCGGCTACTGGAAGAACCTGCTGGTGGGCTTCGGCGACCCGCCCGACCAGTGGAAGGGGCGCAGCACCAGCGACCAGGGCCTGCTCCAAGGGGCGGCCAGCCTGCTCCAGAACGCGGCCGCCTCGGTGGGCAACTTCGGGAAGGCCAAGCAGTCCTCGAGCCTCGCCGCGTGGGGCGGTGCCGGGCAGTGGATCGACCTCATCGCCCAGGCGTCCGAGAAGTACGACATCCCCATCAACCTCCTGGCGGCCAAGGTCAACGCCGAGAGCGGCGGGAAGATGACGGCCAAGAGCGGAGCGGGGGCGCAGGGCCTCCTCCAGCTCATGCCTGCGACCGCCCGCAGTCTGGGGGTCACCGACCCCAACGACCCCGCCCAGAACATCGACGCCGGGGCCAAGTACTTCCGGCAGATGTACGACCAGCAGGGCAACTGGGAGGACGCGCTCCGCGCCTACAACGCGGGGCCGAACGGGAACTGGAACAACGCCGAGACGCGGAACCACGTCACGAAGGTGATGAAGAACGCGACGGAGATCGGCAACAGCCTCAGCAGCGGAGGAGGTGGCGGGATGCCCGGTTCAGGATTCGGTGGCCCCGGTGGTGGCCCTCCGGGGAGCCAGGAGCCGCCCGAGGTCAGGCGGCAGCGGCAGCAGGGGAACACCCCGCCGCCCAACCTCCAGCCCGCCGTGGACTACATGGGCAACCTGTGGTCGGAGTTCCTGAAGAAGTTCGGGGACACGCTGGGCGAGAACGCCAACTCCCGGCAGTCCATCACCGCCCCCTTGGTGCAGGGTCGCCAGTCCGGTCAGCAGCCCGGTCGGATGGACAACCCCTTCCTGTCCGGGATCGCCGGCCAGGAGGCGCGGGATCGTCCCGCCGCCCCGGACGTGATGCAGGCCCAGCAAGCGCAGCAAGCGCAGCAGGCCCAGGCGCAGGCGGCCGCTGGCCCTGGTGGAGCGGGAGCACCGGGAGCCAAGCCCAGACCGCAGGGGTGGGTCGATCCGAACACCGTCCCCGAGGCGTACCGGGGCATCCTCGGGGCGTCCAACGACCTCCAGGAGCAGATGGCGGCCATCCAGGAGCGCATCCGCGCGGCCGCCCCCGGCTCCGACGAGGCGTTCACGCTGAGCAAGACCTACGACAACCTGCTCCAGCGGTGGGGGCAGCTCGCCCCGTCCGTGGCCCAGATCGTCCAGTCCGCCCAGAAGTCCTCGCAGGGCGAGTTCGTCCCCGGCACCAACGCCAGCCAGGGCAAGTGGACGATCATCAAGCAAGACCCGGTGACCGGGGCGATCACCACCCAGACCATCGACAACCCGAACCCGCAGGAGTCCGACGCCCAGATCAGCGCGGCCGCCTCCAACCGCAACGCGCAGATCTCCGCCGACGCCAGCCGCTACGGCAGCGACATCTCCCGCCAGAACTCGCAGGAGTCCGCGGGCGCCTCCCGCTACGGCGCGGACGTGGCCGCCGGTGCGTCCCGGTACGGGGCCGACGTGTCCGCGGGGGCCAGCCGGTACGGGTCGGACATCGCCCGCGAGAACGCGCTCACCCAGGCGGAGACGGCCAAGCAGGTGGCCGCCCTCCAGGCGGCGGTGCAGCAGCAGCAGAACAAGCTCGACGCCCAGATCCGCTCGGGCGACCTGACCCTGCGCGAAGCCACCGAACGCTGGAACCAGTGGTACAAGACCAGCGTCGAGGCCCCCCTGGCCGTGCTCCAGCAGCAGCGGGAGACGGAGCGGTACAAGATCGAGGGCCAGAACGCCGTCACCCAGCGGGCCACCGCGCAGTCCGAGCACGAGCGGGGCGTCGCCAACATCGGCCAGCAGATGTGGCAGGGGGCGGCGCAGGCGTACAACCAGATGATCCCCAACACGGTCGGCGCCGGTTGGGGCGAGGGGTTCCAGCGCAACCTCCAGGGTCAGGGCTACCAGCCCAACAGCGGGGCCACCTTCAACACCCCCGAGAGCCTGGACGCCTTCGCCACCCGCAAGGTGGCCGAGATGCTCCAGGGCGTCAGCCCCTACGCGCAGTCGATCATGCAGTCGCAGGGCGCGATGGGGAATCCCGGTCAGGCGATGGGCGGCGACCAGATGGCCGGACTGACCCAGACCGCCACCAACACCGCGAACAACGCCCTCCAGAATCCGATGCAGATGCCGCAGCTCCCCGGCATCCAGATGCCCGGCGGGCCCGACCTCTCCGGGTTCCTGCCCGGCGGTGGTGGTGGGAGCTTCCCGAGCCAGCAGCAGCAGCCCCAGCTCCCGGACTACTCATTCAACCAAGGAGGCTCGGGCTTCGGCCTGGGTTAAGATAAGGCCGTTCCGTGCCAGAAGAAACGATTGCACCCGCCGCACCCGACGCTCCCGCAGTCGAAGCGCCCGAGCCGGACGCACCCGACGAGAAGCCGGACGGCAACGAGTGGTTTCGAGAGAAGATTTCCGGGCTGCCGAGCCAGCCCGCGGAGTCCCGACCCTCTCGGAACCAGCAGTGGGCCGAGGCCAACGCCGAGCTGCGTCGCGGACGCACAGGAGGGGCCAAAGCGGCCCCGGACGAGGGAGAGCCGTCCACCGATACGGACAAGGGCAGCGAGCCACCGGCGTCCCGACCCGAGCGGGATGAGACGGAGCTTGATCGCCGCGTCCAGGCCGAGGTGGATCGCCGGGAGGCCGTCCGCAACCAACGGGCTGAGGCCCAGCGGGAGCGGGATCTGCGCCGGAACGACCCCGCCGCCTACGCCAAGTACAAGGAAGAGCAGGAAGCGGCTACCAGCCACATCTCCAACCTGACCGGGGCGCTGAAGCAGCTCGCCGGTCAGTTCGACGAGGCCGCCGTGACCCCGCTGGTGCAGTCCCTCCCTGAAAAGATTCAGGCCGAGGTGCTGAAAGATCCGGGGCACGGGATCGACGGCCGCAAGGAGATCGTGAAGCGGGCCATCGCTGCGCTGAAGAAGTCCGCGTACGACGAGGGCGAGAAGGCGGGGAGGGAGTCGGCCCAGAAGTCGCTCCGCAAGTCGTCGGCGTTCCGCAAAGAACTGCTCACGGAACTCCGCGACGGCGAGGAGGAGCCGGAGCTGGCCCAGGCCAGCGGCACCTCCCGGAACGCCGACTGGGACATGAACGACTGGATGCGGGCCATGACCGGCAGAAACGGTACGGCCAGCCGCAACGGTCGCACTTCTCGGGAGTAAGTAGATGCCCTACAACTCAATCGTCACCCGCCAAGAGTCGGTATCCATCCCGTCCACCGGGTACGGCGCCCTCATCCCCGAGGACTTTTCACGTGAAATCTCCAAGGGGATCATCAACAAGTCCGCGGCCCTCCAGCTCTTCCCCCACCGCACGATGAGCCGGATGCAGCAGCGCATCCCGGTGGTCAGCGCCCTCCCGTCCGCCTACTGGGTGGCCGGGGACACGGGCCTCAAGCAGACCACGGCGATGCAGTGGACGAACAAGTGGCTGATCGCCGAGGAGCTGGCCGTGATCGTCCCGATCCCGGAGAAGCTGCTCGACGACACGGACTACGACCTGTGGGACGAGATCCGCCCGCTGCTCGAGGAGGCCGTGGCCATCGCGCTGGACGAGGCCATCTTCTTCGGCGTCGGGAAGCCCGCCTCGTGGCCCGCCGCGGTCGTCCCCGCCGCCATCGCCGCCGGGAACAGCGTCGTCGCCGGAACCTCCACCGCCCTGGACGTGGCCGAGGATCTGAACAACGTCCTGACCACGGTCGAGGTGGACGGCTACGCCCCCACCGGCTGGTGGATGCGGCCGCAGTTCAAGGCCCGGATGCGCGGTCTGCGCGACGCCAACAAGGACTTCCTCTTCCTCCCCGAAGGCCCCGCCAACGTCGGCGTGTCCAACAACGACGCGCTGGCCGTGTCCCGCCGGGGGAGCACCGCCGCGGGCGGCACCCGCGCCGGGCTGCTCTACGGGGAGCCGGTGTACGTGTCCTACGCGGGCCTGTCCGGCTTCGCCAACTCCACCGGCGGCGCGGCCACCCAGGCCGAGGCGGTCACCGGGGACTTCAGCCAGGGCATCCTCGGCGTGCGCCAGGACATGACCTTCAAGATGCTGGATCAGTCCGTGATCCAGGACAACACCGGGGCGATCATCTACAACCTCAGCCAGCAGGACTTGGTGGCCATGCGCGTGGTCTGCCGGTACGCCTGGCAGGTGCCCAACCCGGTGTCCCGCCTCCAGGCCAGCGAGGCCAACCGCTACCCGTTCGGCGTGCTGCTCCAGGTGCCGGTGCCGTAAGCTAGTCGAGCGCCCGGTGAGTCACCCAATCCGCGTAGCGGAACGGGGAGGGGCCGGGGGTCAAGAGAGTCGGTGCCGCAAGGCCCCGGCTTTCTTGGCGTCTAAGATGGGACGATGAGACTGACGTTCCTCGAGACGCGCCTGCTCTTGTGGTCGGTTCGCATGGCCCCGCGCCGCGCGGACGTGTCCCCGACCGAGGTCGCCAACCTCGCCAGGCGGCTCCAGTCGGAGTACGCCCGCCAGGAGCAGAAGGCGGCCTCGATGGTCACCCAATCCGAACCCGAGGAGGCTGAGAGTGCCTAACACCACCGTGTCAGGGATCGTCGTCCCGCCCCCGGAGCGGTACTTCCCGCCCACCACGGGCGTGCTGGACACCTCGTTCTTCATCGTGTCCTACGCCGAGATGGTGCCCAAGATCCCCACCATCGTCCCGGTGGCGCAGCGCAACGACGCGGAGTGGCAGGACGCCAACGCCTCGTTCTTGACCCCGCCGAAGTACCCGCCGGGGCAGAGCGCCTCCGTCCCCGCCTACGCCGCCCCGCCCGCGAGCGGTGGGATCAACAACCCGCCCAACGGTGAGGTCGTCAAGGCCACCGGGGCCTCGTCGGGTATCCCCGGCGCGTGGATTCCGTCCGGGGTCACCGCCCCCTACAGCATCCTCTCCGCGCCCCCGGCGACGAACCCCGCGACCAACTGGCCCGCGACCAACTACATCGTCTGCCGCGACAAGTCCGAGATCTACTGGAACGGCACCAAGTGGCTGCCGGGCCGCCACCCCTAAGGAGACTGAGCAATGGCCGAGAAGCCGTCCGAAGAGAAGGCCCCCGAGGGCGTCGATCAGAAGCTCTGGCAGGCCAACAAGGATCTCCAGAAGCAGATGCGGGAGCAGCTCGAGTCCGAGGAGGCCGAGCGGATCGCCGAGGCCCGGAAAACGGCCGGGACGCCGCAGACGACCACCACTCAGCCCTCCATGACGGTCGCTGAGGCCGGTGCCGTCAACGAGGCCAACGAGAAGGCCGCCGCGAAGCCCACCACCACCCCGCCGAAGAAGTAATGGTCGGCGCTCCGCCGCGGTCGAACCCTGCGCCGCCCGGCTACGGTCGGGCGTACGGCTCCGTCACGGTGTTCGCCGCGGCGGGCGGCAGGACGCTGCCCGCGGTGGGGGCGACGGTGACGGTGCTGCGCCCCGAGGACGACACCCCCTACGGCGGCGTCCTCTACGCCGACCCGGCGACCACCACCCCACTGGCCTTCCCGCAGTCCACGAACCAACAGGGCGAGTTCGAGGTCTGGGCCGCCGAGCCGGTGCGGCTGAAGTTCCGGGCCTCCGTCCCCGGCCTCCAGGCCAACGACCAGATCGTTGACTTGCTGTTCACCGAGGACGTGGCGACGGAGCAGCCTGGTGCGCCGGGGCCGCCCGGCCCGCAGGGTGACCCTGGTGCGCCCGGAACTCCTGGCCCGCAGGGGCCGCAGGGAGAGATGGGGCCTCGCGGTCAGACCGGCATCCAAGGGGCCTCCGGCGCTGACGGCCAGGACGGGTTGGACGGGATGCCCGGCCCGCAGGGGCCGACCGGCCCGGCCGGGACGGACGGGGAGCAGGGCATCCAGGGGCCGAAGGGGGACGCAGGCCCGCAGGGTATCCCCGGCATCCCAGGATCGACCGGGGCCACCGGGTCGCAAGGCCCTCCGGGCGCGACGGGAGCGACCGGGCCTCCCGGCCCGACCGGTGCTGATTCCACGGTGCCGGGGCCGCAAGGCCCCAAGGGGGACACCGGAGCGCAGGGCCTCCAGGGGCCAGCCGGAACCAACGGAACCAACGGCGCTCAGGGGCCTGCTGGCCCCGGTGTGCCTGTCGGCGGCACCACCAGCCAGGTGCTCACCAAGACCAGCGCGACCGACTTCGCCACCGCCTGGCAGACGCCCATCGTGTACGCCACCCAGGCGGCCCTGGACGCGGCGACGGCGCGCATCGCCACCCTGGAGGGCCAGGTCGCCACCCTCATGTCGCAGATGACCGCCCACCAGCACCACAACGGCACCTGGGATGACCTGGGAGGAGCGTCGTTCACGCCATGACCAGCATCGTCCTCACCGGCCCCGAATCGTCTGCGCTCTTCGCCGCCCTAGGCGCGACCACCCTCCGCGAGATCGAGCAGGAGGTGGCCCGCCGGGTGGGGCCGTTCCAGCTCCGGTGGGTGCATAACCCCTCGGCGGGGGAGCCGGAAGGCCCCGCCAGCACCACGACCACCGTCGCCATCCCCGCCGTCCGCTCCGCCCTGGATCTCGGCGGGCTGGAGGACATGTACGTGCTGCGCCGGGGCCGCCTCAGGGACGGCACCCGGCTGCCGGGCGTCCTCCACGTGGTGAATCCTGACCCGGATATCCCGCCGCGGGACATCGTGCTGAACTACGACCCCGGCGACCGCATCCGTCTGGTGCGGCAGTACCGCGCCCAGGAGGGCGTGCTGGAGGTGGATCGGCCCTACGTCTACCCGCCCCTGGACGACGAGGAGATCGAGCTGCACCACCTCGATCCCGAACTCGAGCTGCGCCCCGCCGTCCTGGCCGGGCTGCGGCGCTGCTTCGTGGTGGATCGCCTGGTGGTGGACACCACCGCCTCCGTGTCCGGGCGCATCATCGACCTGACGGTGCAGGCCCCCTGGCTGCTGACGCGGGATCAGGTCTACGACGTGGCCGCCCCCTCCGGCCACCCCCTGGTGGGTTGGCGGGTGGGGGCCTTCGCCGGGGGCCTGTTCCTCACCATCGGGGAGTGGGGCATGGGCCGCTCCGTGGTGGTCAACCGCCGCCCCGTCCCGGCGGCCACGCTGGCCTTCGGCCCCGACCAGACCGGGGAGCTGACCGTCCGCGCGGGCACGGTCAACGAGCCGTGGGACGACGACGACGCCTTCCCGATCCCGCTGGACTACGCCGCCGCCGCCGGACACATCGAGGGGTGGCGCACCGCCCGACCCCGACTCTCGTTGGTGTCCCAGACCGGGATGTGGGCCGAGCAGAAGGAGGCCGCCGCCGAGTTCACCAGGGTGGCGACGATCTTCTTCGACGCCCCGCGTCACACCTCCGAGCTGGCCTTCAGCGCCCGAAGGTGGCTCGACAACCCCTTGAGCAACGCCCCGTGAGCCTGCGGCGATGACCAGCGCCACGCTGACCGGCTACGTGGGGCCGGTGTCCCTCGGGTCGCGGCGCAAGCCGTGGCCCTACGACCTCATCATCCAGGGCACCCCGGTCATCCTCCGCCCCCAAGAGGGCGGGCTGATGATCGGGCGCAAGCTGCAAACCCTGGCCGGGGTCGCCCCCATCACCTACGACTACTCCTCGCAGCCCGTCTACGCCGAGCGCACCTACGCCTTCCGGCGCATCCGGCAGGGCTACGGGGAGCGGGTGCAGCGCGCCCCCGCCCCCACCCGCTACTACTACGCCATCAACGCCGACCTCTCCATCGGCGGCCTCCAGATCAAAGGCCCAGCGTTCACCGTCATCACGCCGCCCAACACGGGCAGGGTCACCTTCTTCATCGACGCCGTTGACCCCGAGTTGGTGCCTTCGGACGACTACCCGGAGGGCTGGTCGCCCCTGTCCACCTTCGCCGGAGCCGGTCGGTTCATCCTGAAGCGGGTGGGCGACGACCCCTCCGACTGGACGGTGAGCACGGACTTCGGCACCTTCGACCCCGGCGACGGCACCCCCATCGACAACACCGCCGTCAAAGGCGTCCGCTTCTGGCCCGCCGGGAGCGGGATGGTGGACAGCCTGTGGGTGGTCACCAAAGCGGGCGACCTCTGGCGCTTCAACGGCACCGCCTGGGACAAGTCGGCGCAGCAGGCGTTCGCCATCACCGTGCTCCGAGAGGAGCTGTGGATCGCGGACGGCGACAACACGATCCGCAAGTGCGTGGCCGACCCGATGGTGGCCGGGAACTGGAGCGCCCAGATCATCGTGGGGGACGCCAGTCAGGTCATCACGAACCTGGAGGTCTTGGACAACGCCCTCTACATCTTCAAGACCAACGGCATCTTCACCCTGAACGCCGATACCACGGTCAACGACAAGTTCCCGTCCTTCCGCCAGCAGCCCCTCCCGCGCAACGGGGTCAACGCCGCACCGTGGCTCTCCCGGCTGTGGTTCGGCTACGGGGACGGCTACTACTGGCTGGACAACTCTGGCACGCTGACCCCGACCGGGCCGAACCTGCTGGTGGAGAACAACAGCGAGGTGCAGGGCGAGGTGATGGCCTTCGCCGGTCACGCCTCCTGGTTCGGGTACTACGCCTTGGTGAATCGAGGGCCGGGTGGGGCGGACGTGGCCCCGAACAGCTACCTCGTCAAGCACGGCACGTGGTTCAACCCGGAGGAGGCCAGCTCCGCCAACTACACCTTCTTCGAGGTGCCCAACGGGGCGCTCAAGAAGTGGGCGGGCAAGACGGTGACCTCGCTCTACGTGTCCGACGCCGCCGGGGGCAACACCCGCCTCTACTGCGGCTTCGAGGACGGCTCGATTGAGTGGTGCCTGCTCCCCCGGAACACGCCCAATCCGGCGCACCCGGACTCGGGCTGCGAGTTCACCACGGAGGAGAGCTGGGTCTACTGGCCCTTGCACCACGCCATGTTCCAGGCGGACGCCAAGTCCTACCGCGGGATGAGCGCCTTCGGCCCCCGGATCGGGTCGCTCAACACGGTGCGCGCCCAGTACCGGGTCAGCCAGCAGTTCGCGGAGATGCCGCCCGGCGAGCAGGCCCCGTGGATCGACCTCGGGCGGCCGTTCACCTTCAGCGGGGAGCGGATCGACTTCCCCGAGAACGTGTTCGGCTACGCCATCGAGATCCGCCACGGCCTCGAGTCCACCAGCGCCAGCACCCCGGTGCTGGAGGGCATGGCCCTGCACGAGCAGGTGCGCCCCGCGCTCCAGCTCGAATACACGTGGACGGTCAACGCCCGCCGGTGGTTGGCCCGCCGGGACGGGGTGGTGGATCACCGCACCCCGGTGCAGATCCGCGAGCGGATGCTCCAGGCGGCGTCCGCCATCGGCACCGTGGAGGTCTACATGCCCGACGAGGGCGTGCAGGCCATCTCCATCGTGGACTACTCGGAGGCCCTGGCCCCGGTCACCAAGCGGTACGGGACGGACTGGGATATCGCCATGAAGGGCATCCAGTTCCGCACCCTGACCATCTACGGCTCGTGGGATCGGGTGGCCCTCTACGACTGGGACACCATCGCCACGTACACGTGGGACGACATCCTCTACCTCTAGCGGACGCTGAAGGAGACGGGCATGGCCTACATCGACACCGACTACATGCCGCTGCACATGCCCGTACCCGGCACCAAGGAACCGGCGCAGATCGCCCTGCTCAACGAGAACTGCGTGGTGCTGTCCACCCACGACCACGCCACTGGCAAGGGCGTGCCGGTGTCGGTGCTGCGCTCCGGGCTGGCGGCCAACCTGCCGTCGCCGGGGAAGGCCGGTCAGGTCTACTTCGCCACGGACACGGGGCAGTTCTACGTCGATACGGGCACCTCGTGGTCGAACTTCCTGACCAGCGGCGGGTCGTCCACCATCACGGGCTGGACGCTCATCGACCCCATCATCCGAGATACCATCAACTTCGGCCCCGAGGGCGGCGCGGGGATCGACGGCAGCCTGACCAGGATCGCTGCGGACACCTTCCGCTTCTCCGGCAGCCTGGGCCTGAACGGCTCCCCCCCGGCGGGGATCAACGCCAGCTACGAGATGCTGCTCATCGGCGTGCAGGCCGCCCTGCGCGGCCACGCCACCGCGCAAGAGGTCGGCCTCCTCACCAACTCCTACCCGGACGCCGCCGGGAAGAACCTGTCCATCGTCGCTGGCTCGGGCACCCTCCTCTCTACCGGCAGCAACGGCCACCTGTTCTTCTACGCCGCGCCCTCCGCCCCCGCCGGGAGCGAGCAGAACTTCCAGGAGCGGTTCCAGGTCAACGCCGAGACGGACGGCACCAACCTGTCCGTCACCGCCCGCACCAAGGACGGCGGGAGCGGCATCCAGTGGTTCGCGGGCATCCCCAAGGTCGGGGCCGTGGAGGCGTCGGTGTCCCCGCGGTGGACGCTGACGCAGTCGGGGGACGCCAGCACCGCCCCGCTGATCCTGTACTCCCACGGACTCGACGGCGTGACCTTCCGCGAGCGGTGCCGGTGGAACATGCAGACCGGGGCCATGAGCCTCCAGGGCGAGAGCGGGCCGGTGCTCGTGATGACCCGCACGGCGCCCACCACCCAGATTTCCCGCATCCACTTCACCGGTGGGGCGCAGGGATACGACGCCTGCCTCCAGCGCGTCGCCAACGACGACGAGTTGCGGATGGCGTTCAGCAACAACGGCACCACTTGGGTCGATGCCGTCCGGGTCACCTCTCTGGCCCAAGGCGGGAGGGTGATCCTCGGGGACGACTCCGGGGGCGGCAACCCGGCGCAGCAGCGGTACATCAAGCTGGCGTACAACTCCAGCAGCGGCGCCAGCGGGGCGACGCTGTGCATGGAGATGGCCGCCCCCAACCCGAACACGATGGGCTACGACTTCCACGTGGCGAACGTGGCCAAGTGGGGCGGTCTGTACTTCCTCGGTGGGGCGCAGACCCTCCGGCTCGGGCAGGACATCGGGTGGGGGGCGCCCCCCGCCGTGCAGATCATGGCCGGGGGCAGCGGCATCCTGTTGCAGACCGGCGGCAACGTCACGATGAACGCCGGCGGACAGTACTTCATCGTCGCCCCGGACGGGGGGATCAACCTCGGCCACCCTACCGGGAAGTGGGGCACCGTGTTCGCCGTCGCCGGGGCCATCAACACCAGCCACGTCTCGGCCAAGGAGGAGTTCTCTCGCCTCGACAACGCCGCCTGCGCGGACGCGGTGCTGACCACCGACTGGCTCTCCTTCGCCTACAAGAACACCCTGCTGGCGCAGTCGCCGCCGACCCCGACGCCGCCGCTGGATGGGGAGACGGAGGAGATGGCCGAGACGCGGGAGGCGCAGAACGCCACCAACCTGCGGCTGTACGAGGAGGGGGTGGCCGCGCAGGAGATGGCCCGGCACCAGAAGGGGTACGTCCTGGGCAGCGACGACTACGCCACCGCCGACCTGTTCGGTCAGAGCGACCGCAAGAGCGCCAACGTCAACAGCGACCTGGCCGTGGTGGCCTGCGCCCTCCAGGATGCGCTGCGTAGAATCGCCGCATTGGAGGGCACCAGTGCCACAGCTTCCTGAGTCGATCCTGCCCGAGCTGCGCGCCAAGTGGGTGCGCCTGTCGGGGGCGCAAGAGGTCACGTCCCACGCCGTGAGGGCGACAAGGCAGATGGAGGAGGACTACCAGTCCTCCCTGTCGATGGCCCTGCGGATGCTGGGCCTGAACCCGGAGCAGAACTGGAAGGTGAACCTGGAGACGGGTGAGTTGGGCGAGGTCACGCAGGAGGACGTGCTGCGACAGCGCGGCCAGACCAACGGCATCTCGGTGCCCCACGACCCCTCCCTGCGCGTAGAGAACTAGCCCGTGCCCGCGCCGGAGCCGATGATGGTGGCTCCGGCGCTGCCGGTGAACGCCTTGGTCGCACTCATCAGCCTCCTCCTGGACGGCCCCACCCTGATCCTGGTGTTGATCCTGGTCGTCAGCGGCCGCCGCTCGCACGCCCGCACGGTGGAGGCCCTGGTGGCAGACAACAAGCGGCTGGAGGAGGCCATCCGGGTGATGCAGACCGAGCAGCAGGCCCACATGGAGCGGTTCATCGCCGTGGCCTCGCGGGTGACCGGGGAGGTGCCCCATGATGGTTCACCGTGACGACGCGCCGCACCACGCCCCGCCCCCGCCCGGTGAGGAGCAGCCCCTCCGTTCCCGGAAGCGGAGCCAGGGCGGTGGGGGTGGCGGCTTCGTCAACATCAACGACCGCCTGTTCGCCCCCTTGCAGGGCCTGAACCCCGACAATGTTCTTCAAGGCGGTTACGGATGGCTCTCACCTACTGACGGAGGCGCTACGCTCCATCCCGGACTCGATCTCAATTCCGGTGGTTCTTGCAACGCTGACGAAGGGCTTAGCGTGGTTGCCCCGCTTGCGGGCGTCGTCAGAGCCACCCTCTTCTGGAACGGCTACAGCTCCGGCGAGGGCAACCACGTCTGGGTCGAGCTGGACGACCCATGCCTCCCCGGCCCTACCTGGTGGCACACCGACCACCTCCTACAGATCGCTGTCGCTAACGGTCAGCGTCTCGGGCCTGGGGAGTCTATCGGTCTGTGTGGGCGTACGGGTGGCTGGGACTGCGCCCACGCTCACAGCGAGCTACTGACCGGGCCGCCCGCCAACGGCTGGTATCAGTGGCCGAAGTGGTGGACGCAGGCCCAGGTGGAGGCGGCGTACTGGAACCCGTGGACGTGGTGGGAGGCGGCGAAGGCCCTGGTGCTCGCCGAAGGCCACGAGCCGGTGCCCCCGGAGGCGGTCAAGGCCATGAACGACTGGGAGCTGACCAACTACGTCCTGTCCACGCTCTACGAGTGGGCGGGCATCGAGTTCAATCCGGACGGCGGGATGGCCAAGACCTGGGTGGCGGCCATGCGGGCCGGGCACTACCCCGGTCGGCCCCGCACCGACGACCGGGTGTACGGGCTGGGCGAAGGAGACGGCTGGTGGGCCGAGTTCGACCACGGCGTGCTCATCTACAAGCGGGACGGCACCATGAGCTGGACGGGCTAAGGCGATGACGGTTCACCTGCTGTGCTTGGTCATCGCCCTGGTCTGCTTCGTGGCCGCGACCCTCTACGTGCCGCCCGCGCCGCCCCGGTTCAACCTGCTCGGGGCGGGCCTGACCTTCCTCACCCTGGCGATGATCTTTCCTTAGCCCGGTAGACGCGGGAGTTGCGCGCCCGGCAGGCGCGGCAGTAGTGCCGACCCCGTTGCTCGTACACATTGGACGGCGACAGGACGTGGCCGAACGCGCACCGGGGATAGCGGTTGGCCTCCGCCGGGGTGAGGCGGTCTTTTGGGACGGGGCCGATGGCCATCGTGTCCATGTGATCCGGGTTGCAGCAGCGGTGCAGGTTGCAGCCAGGCGCCAGGTGCTGTCGGGCGTCCAGCGGCCCGTACTTCAGGTCGTAGAGCAGGCGGCGCACGTTCACGTCGCCGTCCTTCCAGTGCAGGCAGGGCCGCCCGTCGCTGCTCATCGGGCCGACCCAGATCCAGCAGGTGCCCACCGCGTCCACGGTCTTGGGCGGCACCGCGGGCACGAGGTGGATGCGGACGTATTCCACCGCCGCCCGCTCCATCCAGATCCGCTGGTGATCCTCGAAGGACAGGCCGAGCATCGGCCCGAAGTTGGTGATCTTGGTGGCATTGGTCACGCTCACTTAGGTGGGCGCCCCTTCCTCACGTACTCTCGGATGCGCTGCACGCAGGGCATCAGCATCCCCGGCCCGTCCGCCAGGATGGCGGCGATGTCCTTGGCGTCCGAGGGCCACCAGACGTAGACCTCGGCCGGGGTGTCGAACAGGGCCTCCAGCCACTCCTTCTGCCCCTGAATCCAGTGGGGTGCGGCGCCGGAGGAGAGGCGGCCCTCGGTGGGCCACTTCCCCTCCCGCTTCAGCTCCGCGAAGATCAGCCGCCCGTCCTGCCGCGGCGGCGCCCCGACCAGGCACAGGTCTGGGAACCCCGCGTCCGACTTGATGCTGAACTTGGTGTGGTAGGCCAACCACCCGCACAGCTTGGCCGTGTTGCGGACGTAGGTGAGGAGCGTGGACTCGCTCCACGAGTTGAACACGGCCATCTGCGCCTCGGAGGGCTGGAAGGGCAGCTCGAGCTGGTGTTGGGTGGTGGCTGGGGCGGCTGGATGGGTCATGCGGACAGGATAGCTACGCCTCCGCGGTTTCCGCCTCCATCTCCGCCCCCTCGTCGGCCCCCTCGGCCTCCTCGGGCAGCTCCACGCTGAGCGTGCCGTTCATCACCGGCGGGTCGGTCATGGCCTCCGCCTCCACCTGGAGGATGGCCTGGTGGATCAGGTAGGCCGACTCCTGCTCAATCGACCGGTAGCTGCCCTCGCCGATCTGCCTCAGGATCTCGTACTCCTGGGCCGGAATCTCCACCGTCACCAGCCTGAATCCGCGTCTCGCCTTCGCCACTGAACATCTCCGTCTGCTTGTATTCGATCACTTCGACCCAGGGGCAGGCCGGGTGGTGCATCACCCGGTTGTCTCCGACGTAACTCTCCCGCCCATCGAGGACGGCCATGTACAACTGGTGTCCGCACCAGTAGCAGTCCCAGTTGACGGTCGGGCACCGCTTCTTGATCAGCCCCCTGACGAGGCGGAGGAGCCGCCCCGACGCCAGGCGCGTGAGGTGCCTGACCTCCGCGCCTTCTCGTCCATCGCCCGCCACGTCATCCACCTCGGGACGTTGGGGTGGAGGCGCTCGATCTCGTAGACCTCCCCTGTGAACGGATCGAGTACCGCGAGACACCCGTAGGTCGGTGCCCACCAGACTTTGAGGCTGGTGCGGTAGTTGCGCTGCTGGATGGCGAGGTAGCCGTCGATGGCTCCCGGTGGTAGGGCTGGCTGAATCTCTGGATCGTCCACCCTTTCTCCTTGGCGTAGGGCGTGATGTGCTTCACCGGCTTGCCCATCATCCACGCCATCAGGGGCGGGGCGCTGTAGATCCTGCCCGAGATGACCAGCACCGCGGTGGCGAACTCGCCGTAGTCCGGGTGCTCGCCGGTCAGGCTCCACTGCTCCTCCCCGTCAGGCACCGGGATCGGGGGTCGGGGCTTGTCCGGGATCGTGTTCGGGATTCCGCGTGGCATCGGCGTTGTCCTCTCGTCTGAGGTTGCCCTCGTGGATGGCGATGGTGATCTCGTCGAGGATGCTCTTCGCGTCCAGCCAGTCCCCCGGCTTCAGGCCCTCCCTGACCAGGGCGTAGGTGACGCAGTGGGCGATCAGCCGCAGCTCCTCCAGCGAGAACATCAACGTGGCATGGCCTTTCCTCACAGCGGGGTGATCGTCGCCCCGTTCGCCTCCAGCGTGGTGCGGTACTCCGCCCACTGCTTGCCCACGGCGAGCAGGTAGTCGGAGGCGATGACCCGGTTCTCGGTCACGATCACGTAGAAGGTCTGGTTGGCGGTCACGATCTTCAGGCACGTCATTCATCAGGCTCCTTCATCTCTGGTTGACCCTCTAATTCGACGACTCCTTTCGGCAGCACCCCCCGGAAGAGGGCCGCCTCGAGCCACGCTCGAGCGGACGCCTTGGTGTGGAAGCCCCTGGCCACGGGCTGCTTCAGATCCACGCGCACGATCTGGAACAGGTTGCCGGGGCCGGGGACGATCTGGACGTAGACGGGATCGGTCGTCTCCTCGCGTGAGGTCAAGGGCAGCGTTCTCCCTGCGGTCGGCCGTGGTAGCCACTCCATCGCCTTGTTGGCCTGACTGTTGAGCCAGCGGTGCCGTCGGCCGTCCTCGTTCTCGGATCGGTTCCACGGGGCGATGCCCTGACAGGGGTTCCCGTCGAAGCCCCGCAGATCCTCATCCACTAGGAGCCAGCGGCGGGGTGCATGGCCGAGTCGTCGATGATGGCGACCTTGGCGTTGGGGTGCTGCATCCCCTTCATCCGGGCCATGCCGATCAGGATCTCCTCCGTGGTCTGGGCCAGGTAGATGGCGTGGAAGAGCTGGTCGAGGGTGCCGTCCACGCTGAGCGTCTTGTACCCCGGCACGGTCAGCACCACGGCGCAGTAGGGCAGCGCCTCCTGCCCGTCCACCAGCGGCGGGGACGTGCGCTGGATGGCGGTGGCGATGAGGTCGTGCCTGACCCACGTCCCGCGGAGGTTCACGAACGGCCCCTTCACGTCAATCTGCATCTCGCTCGCCCTCCACTTCCCAGGCGGTGATGACCGTGATCGCCCCGTCGTTGGCGACGGCCTCCACGGTGAACGTGTGCCCCTTGTCGCAGCGCAGGAACAGCCCCACCACCCCGTCGTTGGCCAACCTCGCGCCACCCGCTGGCTCCACCCGGATGTCGGCGTGGTTGACCCACGTCCGGGCCTCCCTGGTGCCCACCACCGCCCCGGAGAAGTCCACCCTGGTGCTGCGGCAGTAGGGACAGGTCAACTGCCCCCCTGCGCTCTCTATCAGCCCCTTCCGGTAGCCCGTGGACGGCGCCTGCTGCTGACTACTTGGCACGGTGCCGCTCCTGCTCCTCGAACCGAGCCAGCACCACGGTCAGCTTGGCGATCTCGGTCTTGAGCCGCTCCGTGACCAGGGCGTAGCGGAGCAGCCAGCGATCCATGGCTCGGAGGTACTTCTTCTTCTTCATGGCTGATGTGCCCCGGCGTCGGCCTCCCACGTCAGCGTCACCCACATCCGGTCGCGGTAGGGGGCGACCATCAGCGAGAACTCGTGCTGGTCGGCGCACCGCATGGCGATGAGGTAGCCGATCCGCTGATCCTCCCGCTCTCCGGTGACGGGGATCGGCTCGTCCATCGTGACCGGTGGCTCGTCGCAGAGCGGGCACTCCACGGCGGACAGGTGCTCGGCGGTTAACTCCACGGTTCGGGTGGGCGGTGGCATGTCTGGTGTCCTATCCACTTGCAAATCGCAAGGCTGCTTGAAACGAACCGAACGAACGAACAAACCCTAGGGTTTGTTCGTTCGTTCGGTTTCGTTAGGCAGCCAAACTTCGGTAGCCTAACGAAAGCGAACAACCGAACGAACAACCGAACACGTCATCTGTTCGTTTCGGGGGGCGGTGGCTCATTGAGGGGGAGCCACTTGCCGCGGTCGATCTTCTGCGCCTGCGGCGGGCGCAGCTTCTCGGCCCGCATCAACCGCATGCGGGCGGTGTCCTCGCTGATGGAGAGGTAGTCGGCTACGGCCTTGGTGGGGATGCCAGCGGGGTACTCTTCGATCAGGGCGCGCAGGGCCTCTACGGTTTCATTCTTCGTCTCCTCGCTCTTCATAGACAGGTTCCGCGGATCATTCTCCGCGAGCTTGCTGTACACGATGGCCTGGTTCGGCCATGCCCCGAGCCACTCCGCGGCGATGGAGAACGGCTCCCACTTGGGGCCGAAGTTGGACTTACGGCAGTGCAGTCGGGCCGAACCCTTGATCCCGGTCTGCATGTAGGTCATGGCCCGCACGGCGTTGCGCTTGTAGACCGAGCCGTACGGGCTGGTGCTGTCCGGGTCACCGCCCACCGCGGTCTTGGCGTGGTGGTCGATGAACTGGAACGGCACGCCCCACTTCTGGAGGCCGAACACCAGCTTCAGCAGATCGTTGCTGGTGTTCTGGTCGCTGGCGTGGGTGGCGATGGTCAGGCTGTCCACGATGACGAACCCGATCTTGTGGCGGGTGATCAGCCCGTACAAGTGGTCAAGCACATCCTCGTCGGACAGGGCCTTGGGCAGTCGCCAGTAATAGACACCTTGAGGCGGAGCATCCAGGCTCATCCCTCGCGAGAGGGGCCACACCCGTCTGGCTGCTTCGATCTCGTCCAGCTCGGCGTCCACGATCAGCACGTTCGTCTGGCTGACGCGGCGTCCGAACCAATCCCTGCCGATGGCGATGTGGAGCGCGAGATGAGTGGCTAGGGTGGTCTTACCTGCCCCTCCATCGCCGTACAGCAGGGTGGGCCAGCGATCCGGGATGAAGTCCTCGACGAGCCACACCCTGGGGTCTGGCTCCCGCATCTCCCACACAGGGAGGGCTACGCCCAGCTCAGAGGCTGGTTCCGGTGGCCCACTCAGGGCCTTGTCCAGCAGTGCGTTGGCCGCCTCACGGGCGCTGCGAACCTCGTCCCCGTAGGGATCGAGAAGGTCTGCGAAGTCCCCACCAGGCTCTTCAGTGACTGGTGCGATCCACTTGACCCCGTTGTGGAACCGCTTCAGGTATTCGTAGCAGCGTTCCATGAACGCGATGCCTACCTTGTCGTTGTCGGGCGACAGGTAGACAGGGACATCGGCATAGTCGCTCAGCTCATCAAGGGCAGACAGATCCTTCTGTCCTGCCCCGCCAGGAAGGGAGACGGCGTAGAAGCCGTGATCCCAGAGAGAGTTGGCGGTCTTTTCGCCTTCTACAAGGATGATCTTGTCCGGCGTCACGTCGGCCAACCAGTCGGCCGCGTAGAGTCGGATGTCGCCCATCTTCGTACCGGGTGGCCACTTGAAGGACTTCGAGCCATCGGAGTAGTCGAAGCGGGTCTTGGCTGTGTCCCCGCCCGCCTTTAACCGGTAGACGTACCGCGTCGTGTTACTGACGGCTACGCCGTTCGCACCATCGTGCCCTCTATTCATAGGCCCAGGTTTCTGACCGCCTGAGCCACGTCGCGCCGGTCGCATCCGGCGTGGCACTTCCAGAGGACGGCGACGCGCCCCATGCTCACCGACAGGGAGGGGTGCTGGTCATCGTGGGCGGGGCAGTGGGTCAGCCCGTGCCCTTGGGCGACCGCACGGTGGCACACGCAGTGCTGGTTGCTGCACGCCAGCGCACGAAGGAGTGCGTCGGCCGAGGTAGAATGGGATCGCGGCACGGAGCGCCCCCTCCTGCTTGCGAGTTACTGACAGCCCCCCGCTGACCACGGGGGGCTGTCGCGTGGTGGGGAGGATTCTACTCCCCTGCCCGGTTCCCTCCGACTATCGCTGGGCCTCCAGCTTGAGGTCGTCGATCAGCCGGCTGATCTCGGGCATGGCCATGCCCGCGAAGTTGGGCGGGGGCATCGGCCTGCCCGCCTCGCCCCACAGCTTCGAGGCGAAGCGCACCTGCGCGGGGGAGGCCCCGGTGCCCCGGCTGCCGTCAACCGGGCCACTCGGGGCGCCACCACCTGACGGGCGGGGTGCGGCACCGCCACCAGAGGGCATACGGGTGACCGGGGAACTCTCGTCGGCGAAAAACTCGGTGCGCTGGGGCTGGATCACGCGCCCGGCGGACTGCCGGTTCGCCTCCCGCTCCTGGGCGAGCTGGATCTCCTCCGCCCCGGCGATGCCCTCTGGTGAGCCGAAGTACCCGGCGAAGGCCAGCGCCCGACCCACCGCTGAGGTTTCCGCCGTCTCGAGCGGGGCGCCGCGCTCCACCGGGTTCCGCGCGTCGTAGTTGAGCATGGCCGTGCCGCTGAACTTCCGACCGTCCATGAACAACACCGTGGCGCTGACGGCGACGAGCGGGCCGACCGTCACCAACTCGGTCGAAACCGAGGTGATCCCCACCGGGGGCACGAAGTCCTCCCCGTTGGCCAGCTTGAGCCGCTCGGCCACCGTCCAGTACGTCTTGCCGTGGATGTCAACGGGCATGTGCCGGGTATCCTTTCATCGGCCCCTCGCTAGTGGCATGGCGTGGTGTCCTTTTCTCACTCTGCGGCGAAGCCCCCGTCAAACGGGGGCTTCGCTGTGTCTCCAGCCATCCACTAGGCATCTTGACGCCGTACCCACTCTGGGGTACTATTATCCTACACCCCAGATCAGGGAGTGTCAAGGGTCTGGAGCGTGAGTTGGCGGCTAGCGAAGTACCAGTTAGTCACCAGCAAAGCGACAGCAAAGCGACAGAATGGGTGAGGAAATGCCATGACGACTACGGCCACGATGCCGCAGAAGGAACGGGACAAGCGGCGGGACGACTTCCTGAACTTGCTTGACAGCCCGCCCCACGCCCTGAAGGCGGGCGGGGTCAACGACCAGGCCACGATCAACGGCGTGCCCGGCCGACCGGAGCGGGAGGGCGTCGGCCTCCAGCTCTGGGCCAAGGGGGTCATCTACGCGGAGCCGGTGGCGGTGGTGCTGCGGGACGCGGTGACGCCCGAGGCGGCGGAGCGGCTGCTCGGGGTCGACCGCCGCGCCCTGGCCCGGAGCATCCGGGCGGGGTACGTCCCGGCGATCAAGCTGGGCACGGGGACGGTGCCGTTCCTGGTGCGGCTGCGGGACGTGGTGCAGTGGGTGCGGCAGACCGAGCGCAGCACGCGGGTGCGGCCCATGAACCGGAACAAGGGGGCCAAAGACCCCAACACGGGCTACGTGGGCTTCCAACCGTGGCTGGTGGAGCACCTGCGCCACCACTTCCCGGAGCAGGTGCTGGCGCACGAGCAGGGGGCGGCCACGCCCTACGCGGACAGGGTGCGGCCGGTCAGCCGGGGCGGTCGGCCCCAGATCATGATTCCGGTGGAGCCGAACCCGCCCTCGGGAAACCCGGCCGACGAAAAACCGGTGGAAGGCGGTGCGGATCACGCACCCGCCCCGCCCCCACCGAGGCCACCCGCGCCGGCAACGCCTACTCCTGCGCTGACGCAGGAGCAGCGGTATCGCCTCCCGAAATGGCACCGGCTCTGGCTACGGCGACCAGAGGTGGCGGCGCCAACTCGGACTCAGCCCCGTCGATGATCGCCACCACCTGGGCGTTGTTGATCCCGGTCAGCGCGCGCAGGGCCGTCGCTTGCTGCTCCTTGAAGGCGGCGCCCCAGGAGCTGTTGAAGAAGGACAGGGCCTCCGCATAGAACGTCGCCGGAGCGGGCGGCAGCGGCCAGGAGCGGGTGCACACGAACGTGCCGATGGCGTTCCAGGTCTGGTCGGTCAGCTTCCGCTCCTTGGCCCACTCGTCGAACTCCGTGTCCACCAGGCGGTAGTACCGCCCCAAGTCCCGCTTCGCCGTGGCCCCCAGGCTGAGGCGGGACACCAGCAGCCTTTCGAGGAGTTCGCCGGGGCGGAAGGTGACGTGTTCCCGCTCCTTATCGCTCACGTTTGGCGACCCCCATCACGTCCTCGAGGACGTACATGGTGGCCACCCACGTGACCCCGTACAGGACGCCCCAGGCGGCCCCTCCGACGAGCCGCCACAACCACTTCTCGCGCATCGTCCTCACTCCGCCTTGTCTCGGGCTTGGGCCTTCTGCCGCGCGGTTGCGGCGTCGGAGGCCATCTGGATCTCACGCGGGGTGGCGTTCCACTCGGGGAGGCGCTGATACCCCTTCTTGCCCATCTGGTAGTAGCGGTGCTCCAGCCGCCCGACCTCCTGGGCCACGGAGGTCGCTCCCATCCCCGAGGCGGCCCCCTGCGCCCGCTGTCGGATGGTCAACGGGTTGTGGGCCGGGTCGGACAGCGCCACCGCCAGGGAGTCGTCGCTCCACAGGGTGTAGGGGGTGAAGCGCCGCATCATGAGGGCGGTGCCCTGGAGCATGGAGGCGGTGTACCCGTCCCCGTTGTCCGTCCACGCCGTGTAGTGGATCTCCAGCACCCGGCGCAGGAAGGCGGGGCCGCTGACTCGGTAGATGGAGTACAGGGTGGACACGGCGTAGATCACCCCGTCGCGGGAGTTCTGGCCCTTGAACACCTGCATCCCGCTCTCGGTCACGATCCGCTCGATGTCCATCGCCTCCGGGTTCTGCCCGAATAGCCGGGAGCGGTGCCGCTGCCACCAGTTGTGGGGCCGCACCTTCTCGTCGAACAGGGCGAACAGGTCGGCCTCCTGGGCCTCGGTCAGCGTGTCGTAGACGTTGCAGGCCAGCTCGAAGTCCGGCCCCTTGGCCTTCAGCGTGGCCAGGAGGCGGTGCTGCCCGGAGATGACGACGTACTCGATCTTGGAGGCCGCCGTGGTGTTGCCGTCGAACACCTGCTCCTCGACCAACTTCTTGCCCTGCATGAACGAGCGGTAGATGCGGCGGCTCACGTTCAGGGTCTGCAACTGATCCGGGTTGAAGTTGGTGGCGATCTCGTCCACCCACTTCTGGTCGATGTCCCGGTTGTACCGGGAGTCCGTGACCAGATCGCCGGCCCGGAGCAGCATGGGCTTGGTGCGGACGTTGGCGGGGGGCGTGTAGCTGACCCCCTGGCCGCCCCACCTGGCCCGTCTGGAGGCCACGGTACGCTGGATCTGTCGGCGGTCGACCCGGCTGGTGGCCTCACCGGGCACGAACTCTTCTGGCTGGTCTGGGTTGGCTGCCATTTCTCACTCTCCGCTGAGTTGGTAGAGCAGGTTCATCTCGCGGGCGCACCCTTGGGCGGCGGTCATGGTGGCGACGGCCGCTTGCAGGGAGGTGGCGGCGGCGGCCCACCTCCCCATCGCCCGCGCCCGTGCGGCCTCGGCCAGCAGGGTGTCGATCTCCCGCAGGTAGCGGTCGTAGCGGTGCTCGGCGGCCTCACGGTGTTCCGCCAAATCCACGCTCCGCAAAATCCTCGGTCGCGGGCCGGGATTACGCATCCGGCTCCTTTCCTTCCAGGGCCAATTTGGCGGCCTTCGCTGCGGACGCCAGGGGGGCGTCGGTGACGTAGCGGGGTTTGGTGGCGCGTCTGGCGGCCCGCTCCACGGTGGCGGGCTTCTCCGAGCGCCCCCGAGACGCAATCTGGCCCCGGTTCCCGCCGGAGGGCACCTTGCGGACGTACTGCTCGATGAGGCGGTTCACCCGCACCGCGTGGATGCCCTGCGGCCGGGACGCCTCGTTGAGCCAGCGCAGGACGTTGGTCAGCCCGCCGTGGGGGTCGTTGGGCTTGCTGATGGCCCCCAGCTCGGCCGGGTTGAGCTTCATGGCGTGCAGCAGCGCCAGCAGCTCGTCCGGCGTGAACATCCCCGGCTTGAGCGCCCGCCGCAGGATGTTCAGCTTGTAGTAGTCCAGCATGACCCGGCGCAGGATGAAGGCCGCCGTGTCGCTGTCGAGCTGGGCGATGGGCAGCCCGTAGGCCCCGATGATCCGCTGCAACTCCTGGAGTTCGTGGTCTGGCATCCGCGGGAAGGCGGTGAGGTTGTCCTGGCGGGTCTTGCGGCCGCTCAGGGACAGGGTGGCCGTGGACTCCCCCTTGCCCAGCTTGGTGCCGTCGAGCTGGAAGTGGTGGGCGATCCACTCCGCCTCCGCCCTCTGCTGCTCCCGCTTCACCCTGGCCCTCCGCGCCAGCGTCGATCCCTCGCCCAACGGCTTCCACTCCATGTCGCCCGGCTCGAAGGGCTTGCGGCCCCGCTTCGGGCCGGGCTTCGACTCTCGGCGCTTGCCGACCCACCGCACCTTGCGGCGGGTCTGCGTCGCGCCCGGTTCCTCAGTGGGCATGGCTCATCCTCGGGTCTTTGATCCGCCAATTCAGCCTCCACACCAGCCGCCAGAGGTGGACGGCGCAGACGTGCTGGCAGATGACCCCGCCCAGTTCGGACGCCTTACACGTACACGTGTAGATGTAGCCGTCGGGGGCCAGGGGCCACCGCTGGACGGCGTAGAACTCCTCAGGCGTGGACTGCGAGGGCACCGTGTACAGCCCGCCACCGTGACACACTACCCAATCGAACAGCTTGCTGTCCCACGCCCTTCGGAACGCGGCCATCTGCCGGGGGATCACCGGGGTCTGCCCCCGATGGGGGGCGTGAACCAGCGGGCGTAGTCCTCGTCGTCCCCGTCCACGATCACGTCCCGCCAGGTGTCGAGGTACTCCTCGACCAGCGAGGGCAGGTTGGGGTCGTCGTCGGTGGCGGCGCGGAGGCCGAACCACGCCTGCTCGCAGGTGAACAGCTCGAGCCAGTAGCCGTCCAACTGCATGGCGGCGTTGGTGAGCAGGCGGTAGTAGTCCGTGATGACGACCGCCAGCCGGTCGGTCACGCGGCGAACCTCCTGGGCCTGCCGGAGCGCGTAGGTGCAGTCCGTCCCCGAGCAGCCCTCGGTGTGGCCCTGCTCGTCGCAGGGCCAGACTTGGGTGGTCTGCCAGTTCAGCAGGAGGCTGGCGGCGTAGGACTGGGACAGGCGCATCAGGGTCAAGATGACGCTGCGCTGGTAGTCCCTGGCGCGGCACGACTCCTCGGCGCAGCAGTCGGGATCGGGGTCGCGCGCCATGTCCGAGTTCGGCCCGTCGTAGACGGGCAGCATGTGGAGGCCGAACCGCTCCGGGTCGAGGGGCTGCTCTGCGGCGGGGTCGATTCTCATGGCCGCTGCGGCTCCCACTCCATCGGCTCGGGCGGCGCCGACCGGCGGTGGCTCTTGTAGGTGAAGGCCAGGGCCTCGTCGATCTGCACCTGCTCCGCGTGGATGCCCTGCTCCTCGAGCCGATCCCGCAGGTGGGACAGGCACTCGTAGAGCAGGCACCAGTTCCGGCTGTAGCGGTTCACCCGCTCGTTCACGATCTCCCGATCCCACCACCGCTCGGCGGTGTTCAGGGGCAGGTTGCCCTCGACCACTTCCGCGAAGAAGTGATCCAGGGCCAGGATCATGACCGCGTACTCCACGGTGGGGGCGTAGAGGGACTTCTCCTCCGCGAACCCGTCCGTCTTACTCTTGATCGGCATCGGCCTTGTCCCACATGCGCTCGGGGTAGATGGCCCGAGACGGGTTGGGCGCCCCGGTGCTCAGTCCGGGGTCGTTGTAGAGCGGCTTGGGGACGAAGTGCATCGGCCCGGCGCTCCCCCGGCCCCACTCCTGGTCGCCCTGCGTCTCGTTCTGCCGGTCGCACCAGCGGGCGGCCTCGCGCTGCTCGGGGAAGATCCCGACGTGGATCTCCTCGGCCCGCTCGTTCTTGCCGTGCGCCGTCCAGAAGTGGTTCTTCAGCGGCGCGAACTTGCTCTGTGGCATGGGTGGCGGCTTTTCTCCTTCGGCGATTTCCCAGGCGGTGTCCCGGCAGAGGGCGTGTACCTGCGTCACGATCAGGTGCAGGCGGGTCATGTCTAGCCGCCGGTAGCCGGGCATGGTGAGGTGCTTGATGCGCGTGAGCGCCTCGGCCTGGAGGACGAAGGCGCGCGCCAGCGCGCGCGCCCCGTCCACCCGCCGAGCTGGCGGGAAGTCCACCAATCCGTGCTTACCGGAAGGCCATCACGGCCTCGGGGGCCGTGTAGCTGATGCGCTCCGGCTTGCGCGGGGCGTTGGCGATACCGTTGAGGTCGCACCACAGGGCGTAGTGCTTCTCGAACACGGGCACCACCGCGCAGCGGCGGGAGGGGATCTGCCCGTACTCCAGCTCAGTCTCCAGGGCCATCCGGTGGCCCACGTCCATCCGGCGCAGACGCGCCAGCTCCTCGTCGTTCAGGTTCCTCACGTGGCACATTTCTAGGCGTCCCTTCTCAGGAATCGGCCGTGACTATCACGGCCGATGTCATCCAGGTTCTCTCTCTGCGTGCCGTCATAGATGTGGAGCGGGTTGCAGCAGTTTGGGTTGTCGCACTCCGGGGAGATGTGATTCGCCTGTGTTGGCCAGTACCCGTGGCACAGGTAGTAGGCCGCTCTCGGCGCTTTGGTGTGCGTCACCCCGTCCACTCCAGCCCACACGTTCCCGCGACGGCCGGTAGTGAGAGCCCCGGTGTAAGGCCAGCATCGGTCAGGGTCTGTGACGGTCACCCGCGACCAGAATCTCTGGTCGAAAGTGGCTGTCCACCGGGGCATGGTGGTGTCCTTTCTCTCTGCGCTCGGTGTGCCTACTTGACCCGCTCGGCGCGGATCTGCGCCGCGCTGGCCTTGTGCTCGGCGATGTGGGCGTCCCACGTCCTGACGGCCTCGCACTGCTGATCCCAGGACTTGGCCTGTCTGATGGCCCCGAACAGGGTGGCGTGCAGCTCTCGTGAGGCGTCCGCCTGCGACAGCCGGGCCTCCTCGGCGGTCATGCCGTTGTTCAGCTCAGCCAGCTCTTCCCGGAAGCTCCTACCGCACACCGGCGATCTCCTTCTGGGCGATGCCCACGGTGCCCATGCCGCTGTCGGTGCTCGGCAGGCTCCCCCCGAACACCATCGGGGACGGCTCCTGGACGGGGAGGACGGGGACGAGCCCCTGGCTGCGCCGATTGCGGCGGGTCAACCAGCCCTTGATGGCCGCCTGCGACCGCTTGTGCAGGCGCTCGATGTGGTCGCGCGCCTCGGCGCTGAGAGTGACGGTCACGCCCGCGGCGGACTGGAAGGCCGCGAGGATGGCCTTGTAGCCCCCGAGGCGGGGGTTGTCGTTGATCGACGTGACCTCGTGCCCGTGGAGGCTCTCCTGCGTGATCGCGCTGGCGCTCTCGATCACGAAGGGCTTGAGCCGGGTCACCGCGACCTGGGCGAGATCGCTGATGTGCCGCCGGGCGTAGTACTCGCCCCGCTGCTCGACGAGCAGGTTGAAGGCGTGGCGGTTCACCATGCCCACGGCGCACCACTTGACCGCCTGCGGGTGCTTGGGGTCGATGGTTTCCCCGTCCCGCGCCCGCGCCAAGGTCTTGCTCGTCCACGCCTTCGGGTCGGCCAGCGTCTCGGCGCAGCGGCGGTACAGCTCGGGCAGCAGCGGCACGAGGTCGCCCATGTGCGGGTTATCCGGCAGGATGGGCACCAGGATCACCGGCTTTTCGGTCTGGCTCATCGTGTCCTTTCCTCTTCGTGGCCCCACCGACGAACAGCATCACCCTGCCCGTCTTGCACTTGGGACACTGCGGCGGGGGCCTGTCCGTGTACCAAGTGGTCATGCAGGACGGGCAGAGCCAGGCGCATCTCATAGGCATCACCTCTTCCACTGGCTGAACGGAGCCAGGTGGAGCCGGAGGGAGTTGAACCCTCGTGACGATGGCTATAAATCCTCATCACAATCCCATCGGCCCCAATGGGCCGGCTCAGAAGAGCCGACCAGCGCGGGCGTGACGAATCACGGCCGAGAAGAACCCACCCCAGAAGCCCAGCATGATGGGCCAGGCGACCTCGGTGAACCCACCCAACAGGGGCAGCATCCACGCAGGCCCGAGGTACATCACGCCCCCTCGGCTTCCTCGTGCTGGATCATCACCAGCGTCGGGATGTTGGCCTCCTGCCCCATCCGGATGGTCATCCACGTGCCCGAGCGGCGGGACTTGCCGTGTTCCTCGGGGTAGTCCGCGACCCCGAACAGGCACCTGGCCCGCTTCACGATGGCCTTGTTCCGGTTTCGGTAGGGGCCGGTCACCGTCTCGTAGGTGTGGCAGTGGGAGCGCCACTCCGGGGGCACGCGGCTCATGTCCTCGGGCAGCACGGTGTGGACGGTGACGGGGGCGAACAGCGCCGCGAGCAGACTCGCCGCGTTGGCCACGAAGGTGTCGGCCCCCACGCACCCGCCCTGGATGACCTCCAGCTCCAGCCCCGCGAGCTGGCACGCCTCGGACAGACCCCGGACGGTGAACAGCAGGGCCTCGCGGCCGCTCTCCTCCAGGTGCCGCGTCCCCGTGAAGCCCACGCGCAGCACCCCGTCGCCCCGCTGGGCCTCGCCCAGCAGCAGGGCCAGCGTTCTCGGATCGAATGGCATGTGGCAGTCCCTTTCCCAATCCGCCTGCGTAGCGCCAGACGCAGCAACACCCCCCTCGCGCCCAGGCGAGGAGGGTGTTACACGTTCAGCTATTATAGTAGCAGATGTGTACCGCCAGATGCAACCTAGTACGCCATCAGTTAACCTCAGTTTCAGGTACAGCAAAGCACCAGAACACCGTCAGGGCAGCACCAGCACAGCGACAGAAGAGCGTCAGTTGCCCGCCTGCGTGGCCTGGCCGATGGGGAACATCAGGGTGTAGCCGCAGCCCACGTAGGCGGCCTTGAGGATCAGCTCGGCGGTGCGCTTGGCGGCGCGGACGCCGGTATCGGAGTTGGCGTCCTGGGGCACCATGAAGGTGGCGGTGACGGGGATGCAGCGCAGCGTCCACTTGACCAAGGCGGTGCCGTCGTCGTCGCGCAGCCCGACCTCGGCCAAGGTGGACAGGAGGCCGGCGTAGGTCTTGGACGGGTACGGCTCGGCCTTGGTGCCCGTCCACGTGGCGTTGACCTCGTACTCGCCCGGCTGGGTGTTGACGAACTCGAGGCCGATCAGCGAGGGCTTCTGCGTGAGTGGCATATCAGGGCTTCCTTTTCTCGAGGGCTTCGATGAGCAGGGCCAGGAGCAGCATCGCCGCGACCAGGGCGACGCCCATGGCCGCGGCGACGAGCAGATCAGGCAACGCCGTGGCACACGATGCCCGCGATGAGCACCGCCCAGATCGTGAGCATCACGATCCACATGCGGCGGGCGCCCATCGCCTGGACGTTCTCGCCGGTCACGCCACCACCGTGAAGTTGCGGCTGGCGTTGTGGCAGACCCAGCACCAGCTCGGCCTATCGCTGGTGCGATCCTGTCCGTGCCCGTCGAGGCGCGGCCAGACGTGCGGGGCGCCGCAGGCGTTGCAGGTGGCGATCACGACCTGGGGCCGGACGCCCTCCGGGCGCTGGCACAGGCGGTAGAGCAGGTCGATGGCCAGCTTCTTGGCCTCGGCCGCGCCGAGGGCCGGGCCGAAGTAGTACGTGGTGCCCGTGACGGCCTCCGGCCCGCCGAAGTGGGTCAGCACCCACTTGTGGCTGCCGTAGATGTCGCGGAACAGGTTGGCCTCCGTCCAGCCCGAGGGGGTCTGGAGGGCGTAGGTGAGGTACAGGTTCTCCGAGCTGGCCAGGATCTCGCCGGTGCCGTCCTCGAGGCGCACGTAGCGCAACACGGACTGCGGGGCGTAGATCCCGGGGCTGAGGGAGAAGTCCAGGCGTGGCATGATGGGCATCACTCTGCTTTCTCCTGCCGCTTCTGCGACAGGTGTCTGCCCAGGATTTCCACGAATCCTGGGCAGACACCTAGCGAGATGCTGGCGGGGTGCGGCTGCCGGTGGGCTGCGGCCCTGCCCCGGTCGTCCTGGGGGAGCTGGGCGCCGCTCCCCCTGGTCGGGTGGAGCGGCGCCCTCGGAACCCCTGGGCCGGCTGAGCTGGGGCGAAACGCCGAAAGCCCGCCACCCTCTCGGGTGGCGGGTTCCGGTTGCCTTGCGGCGGGTTGGGGAGCGGGGCCTACGCTGACTTGCGGTTGCGGCTCTGCGGCTTGCTCTCCGCCTCAGCGGCGGGAGCGGGAGCGTCCGGGGTGGCTTCCGGCGCGGGAGCGTTCGCGGCCTCCGCCGCGAGCGCCTCCGCCTCTCCCTTTGTGCGGTACGTCCCCTCGACGCTCACGATGGAGCGGCTGCCGAGGAATTGCGCCTGCTGCTCGGGAGTGAGCATCTCCCAGAAGGACGCCTCCGGGAGCAGCCCCTGAACGGACGGGGCGAGGGCGGCCCACTCGATACGCTCCAGAACGGGAGCGGCGGGAACCTCCGGGGTGGCCTCCCGCAGTCGGCGCGTCTCCCACTCATTGAAGCGGGACTGCGCCACGTCCATGCCCGCCTTGATCGACGCCAGGGTGTCGCGCGTCGTTTTGGTCGCGATCTTGACGGCCACGGCGTCCAGAGAAACGCCCATGTCCTTCAAGAACATCTCGTACATGGTCGTGGCCTGCGTGGTCACGAGCGATTCCCAATCGCGGAAGGCGGCGGCGTTGGGGTCGAACCGGTAGGCGTTCTGAAGGTTCGCCTTGATCTGTTCGTACGATTCCGACTGCGCGGACTGCGGCAGGGCGGAATTGTAGATGTACGTCCAGATATCGAAGTCCGGCGCCACCATCCCCTCATCCTTCAGGGAGAAGGCGAGCTGATCGATCATTTTGGGGATATCGCCGCGGTGGCTGCCGCTCTCCCGCGTCTGCACGAACGAACGCGCGATGGCGTTGACGCGGCGGTTCTTCTCCTCCTCCGGGGTGGCCTCCCACAACAGGGCGAGGAAGTCGCGTCCGGTACGCGGCGCGTTCTCCACGGCGTCGGCCTTGAAGGTGTCCTGGAGCGACGCGACGGCGTCGAACAGGGCGGGGTCGACGTTCATGGGGCCACCCGAAACGGTGACCGGCGTCGACGGCGGAGCGGCGTTGCCGCTGGAACCGGCGCCGCTCCCGTTTCCGTTCGCGGCAACCTCAGGGAAGGCGCTCTTCCCCTCAGCGGCGTACTTCTCCATGGCGGCGTTGATCTGCGCCACGGTCATGTTCCCTTGCATCGGGACGGTCAGGGTGTCATCGGTCAGCGGCAATCCGGAGGGGTTGCCGAACGCCTTCCCGTTGATGGTCACCGCCTTCCCCTCCCGCACGGCCTTGACGGCGGTGGCGAGGTTCCAGATGGCGGTACGGTTCGTCTTGCCGCTCCCCTCCGGCTGGAAGGAAGCGATCAACGCGGCGGCGGCGTGACCGTTCGGCGCGGCGTCGTAGAAGGCGAGGAACGCCTCCGGCTCGACGGCCGCGGTGAAGTCAGCGTAGGACAGTGAGCTAGACGTGCGTGGCATCGTGGTTCCTTTTCAGACGTGCCGACCCAGGGCCGGCCGTGGTTGATTCGGGACACGAAAGGCGACGAACGCCGCGATCCTGTCGGTTTCAGCTTCTCGGGTGGCCCCCGCCTGACTTGCAACATGCGCGAGCTGGCGCTCAGCGCAGAGGCGGCCTTGATCCTACCCATCTCAGCGTATTCGCTTGTTAAAGGGATCGCGGCGAGGTTCCCCTCCCGCGTCCCGCTCCCGCCGCCCGGGAGGGGAGCGTTCCCGCTCCCCCGCTCCCGACCGACAGGTAGATTATCGTTCACCCCAGTTGAGGAACGGTTGAGGGGCGGTATGGAGACGGTTGCGCGTCAGGGGGTCGCCCCAGGATCTTACCTCGTTCTGGCGGTTCGCTGGCGCGCTTCCCGCTCCGCCCTGCCGGCCATCTGCTAGCGGACTGATGGCAGGGCCGCGGCGGGGGCGGTTGGGACGTGCATCCCCTCCAAGGGTAGAGGGGCCACGGCGAGTCTCAATCACGCCCCAGCGTTGGGCGCGGGAGAGGGATCGACGCCTGAGGCGAGTCTGGGGTGGCGCGGCATCGTGGGGGGAGAGGGTAGTAGGGAGAGGGGGTCTCTACCCGCGAACGAAAAATAGGCCCAAAAGGGTGCGTTTTTGACCGGGATTCACGGAAACTGCCAAAAATTATCCAATTCCGGGACGAAAATCACCCACCGTGGCCCGGATCACCCCTCTGGCGACCGCCCGACCTAAGGCGACCGGCACCCCGTTCCCGATCAGCTTTCGGAGGGCCTCCGCGCGGTACGGCAGCCCCGGCAGCAGACTCGGGTCGAGTCCTTGCAGCCGCGCCGCCTCCGGCAGCGGGAGCGTCGTGATCCCGTTCCGCCGCTGCCCAATCGCCGGGCCGTGACCCGCTAAGACCGCAGACTTGACTCGGGAAGGCTCAATCCTGACAACGCTTTTCTCGATGTAAAAACGACCAAAAACACGCTGAGCAGGATTCCTAAAACCGAACCAAAAGGCCCGTTTTCGACGCGCTTCGGCCCCGATCCAACCCCCCTCGGAGGGCACATCCAGGGCCTGCACGACCCGCTTCACGATCTGGTAGCCGGGCACCTTCGGCGGCGTCGCCGTGGGCACGTTCTCCATCAAAAACCACTCGGGAACCGCGGCCAAGATGCACCGGACGAACTCCGGCACCATGTCGCCCACCCCGCTCCCAGATCGCAGGTTCAGGAACCGCATCTCCGAGTGGACTTGGCACGGCGGCCCCCCGATGATCCCGTCGAACCGCCCGGCGGGCGGAACCCAGTCCTGAATCCGCGACCCCCACACCGGGTCAGGCCCGTGGACGACGCAGTAGCCCTCGATCCCGAAGGCGATCCCCAGAAAGTCCAGGCCCGGAAACAGGCTCAGCACGAGCTGATCTTGTACCCTGGACACATGCCTGCGTGGAAGAACCGCATCGTCGCCCACGGTGAGGAAGCCCCCGATCAACTCCTCGCCAATCCCCAGAACTGGCGGATTCACCCCGCCTTCCAGCAGGAGGCGCTGAGAGGCGTCCTCGACGAGATCGGCTGGATTCAGCAGATCGTCGTCAATCAGGTTACCGGCCACGTCATCGACGGGCACCTCCGCGCCGCCGTGGCCATCTCCAAGGGCGAGAAAACCGTCCCGGTCACGTACGTCAGGCTCTCCCCGGATGAGGAGCGCCTCGCCCTGGCCACGTTCGACCCCCTCTCCGCCCTCGCCGTCGCGGACTCCGAGGCCCTCGCCGGACTCCTCTCCGACGTGAAGCCCTTCGTCACCGACGAGCAGGTGCTCGCCCTCCTCGATCAGCTCCAGATGGGCCAATACGGGGGGAACGTCGAGATCAATCTGGAGGACGTGGCCCCGAAGTTCGACGGGGTGGACGCCCCCGCGCTCTCCGAGGAGGAGGCCGCCCACCTCGACGACCTCGCGGAGCCGCTCCACAAAGCCTCCGTGGATAAGCTCGAGGAGCTGCGGAAGCGGTGGGGCGTGGAGGCCGGACAGACCTGGCGCATCCCCTCCGGGACGACGCCCGGCGCCTTCCACACCCTCTTCGTCGGCGACTGCACCAAGGCCGAGACGGTCAGATGGGTGGCCCCCAGAGGCGCCAGCCTCGTCATCACCTCTCCGCCCTACGGCACCGGCCAGGACTACGAGCTGGATCGGGAGACGGGCGAGGCGGCCAGGGAGGACTCCGAGAAGGGCCGCAGATCGACCGCCGAGAGCCTGAACCGCCTCAGGGAGCTGCTCACCACCTTCGTCGCCGCCTGGCAGAAGGCGGCCCCCCAGTTCGTCGTCAACCTGGCGGACATGACCGTTGGCCCCGAGGTCGGCAAGGAGTTCCACACCTACGGCGAGCTGGTCGGCCTCTTCGGCCTGGCGGCCATGAGCCTGGGTTCCACCCGGATCTGGAAGAAAGACCCCGTCTGGGTGGGCACCAACCCCTACTGGCTCAACTCCTACAAGCCCGTCCACGAGTGGGAGTTCATCGGCCACTTCTTCGACCGGGAGCGCCTCCCGTTCAAGAAGGTGGCCGAGCGGGTCGCGGAGGGCGAGGAGTGGCGCTACCGCGGGGTCTGGGAGATGCGCTCCGTGGCCAGCCAGGGCGACGGGAAGCACCCCGCCGCGTATCCGGTAGAACTCCCCCGCCGGTGCCTGCTCCTGTTCAGCGATCCCGGTCAGATCGTCGTCGACCCGTTCTTGGGCAGCGGGACGACCATGATCGCCGCGGAGAAGCTCGGCCGCGTCTGCGTCGGCGTGGAGCGCGATCCCACCTACGCCGCCGTGGCGCTCGAAAGGATGGCCAACCTTGGCGTCGCCCCGCAAAAGAACGGCACCGCTCCGAAGTGACCCCGCCGAGTGGCCCACCGGGCAGCTCAGCGCCGAACCCTGGCTGAAGTGGCCCGAGGAGAAGCCCTCGGAGTACTACGCCTTCTGCGCGTTCCGCGACCTCGCCGGGGCCAAGTCCATCGACCGCGCCTACCGCTACATGCGAACCGGCGACCCCGATTCGGATGTCCACGTCAAGGCCAACTGGTCGTGGCGGGCCTACTTCAAGCGGTGGCGCTGGCAGGAGCGGGTGGACGAGTACGAACGCTACCAGGAGCGCCGCCACCTGGCCGCGATGGACGACGCCACCCTCGCCGCCTACCGCGAGATGGGCGACCGGCACGCCCGCGAGGCGATGGCCCTCCAAGCCAAGGCCCTGGAGCGGCTTCGGGGCCTCGACCCGTCCTCGATGAACGCCGATCAGGTGCTCCGCTTCATCGTCCAGGCGGCCGCCCTCGAGCGGCTCGCCAGAGGCGCGTCCCTCCAAGACCTCCAGACCGCCCAGCGGGATTCGCCGCAGACCTCCGTCATCACCTACGTCGACGACTGGCGCGGCGACCAGCGCCGCCTGGAGCGGCTGCGCCAGGAAGGCTCGCGCTACGGCAACGGCCAGGGCGTGCTGCCGAGTGATGTGCAGCAGCGCAAAGCCGAGCAGGATGCGCCAGAAGAGGTGCCTTCTGAAGCACCTGCCGTTACGATTACCCGCGCGAGTGGTAAGCCTCAGTCCTCCGACGCGCAATCGTGGTGGGAAGCCCGGCTCGAGCGACCCATCGGCGACGATCCCTGGAAGCCAGAGTCCGAACCAGGGCCGTAACTACAAGCTCCCGCTGCCCCACGAGGGGCAGATGAAGGTGATGGCCGCCCGAAAGCGGTTCACCTGGCTGTCCGCCGGTCGCCGGTGGCGCAAGACCACCCTGGCCATGATGCTCTCCGCGGAGTCCGCCATCCGCGGGGAGCCGATCCTGTGGGGCGCCCCCACCTTCGGGCAGTGCGAGATCGGCTGGCGGGAGTTGCAGCGGGCCTGCGGCGGCATCGCCCACTTCGCCCGCAACCGCATGGAGGTCACCTTCCCCGAGGGCGGGACGGTCACCTTCCGGTCGCTGGACGACCCGGACAACGCCCGCGGCCTCACCGCCTCCGGCGTGGTCATCGACGAGGCCCCGCTGATCCAGGAGCGGGCCTGGTTCGAGGTCATCCGCCCCATCATCTCGGACACCGAGGGGTGGGCCTTCTTGATGGGCACCCCCAAGGGGAAGAACTTCTTCTGGCGGGAGTTCGTCAACGCCAGGGACAGGAACGACAGCGTGGCCTTTCAGGCCCCGACGCTGGGCGTCCGCAAGACCCCCTTGGGCGGCCTCGAACGGGCGCCGCACCCCTTGGAGAACAGCCACTTCAAGTTCGAGGAGGCCGTGAACCTCCACCACAGCATGACCAGCCGCACGTTCGATCAGGAGTTCCTCGCCCGCTTCGTGGACGACGGCGGCGGGGTGTTCCGGCGGTTGGGGGACGCGCCGCTGGCGAAGGAGCAGTCGCATGCCGCACCCGGACACCGGTACGTGGTGGGCGTGGACTGGGGGAAGTACAACGACTTCACCTGTTTCTGTGTCCTCGACATCACGCCCCACGAGCAGTCCGCGCCGTTCGGGCACCGCGTCCACCGTTTCGACGTGTGCCACCTGGATCGTTTCAATCAGATCGACTACACCGTGCAGATGGGACGGCTGAGCGCCCTCGTCGAGCGGTTCCGCCCCGAGATCATCGTGGCCGAGCGGAACAGCATCGGCGACCCGCTGATCGAGGTCATGACCCGCATGGGCCTCCCCGTCTGGCCCTTTACCACCGGCAACGCCTCCAAAGCGTTGGCCATCGACGCGGTGGCGCTGGCCCTGGAGCGGGGCCAGCTCGGTCTGCCCGATAACCAGATCCTGCTCGACGAGTTGTCCGCCTACGACGCCGAGCGGTTGCCCTCCGGGATGCTGCGCTACAGTGCGCCCGAGGGGATGCACGATGACACGGTCATGGCCCTGGCGATGGCGGTGTGGGGCGCAGCGGCGCCGCAGCGGCAACCCATGAAGGTGCTGTGGGGATGACGGCATGAGCGCAGGCGATCTGATCCAGTCCATGCCCACCCCGTCGCAGCCTTCTGGCGGCGGGGACGGGGCCGCCGACGCCAAACAGGGGATGCTGTCCGACATCGTGCAGCAGCTCCGGGACGACTTCCGCGAGCGGGACGCCCTCTACTCGGGCATCGACACCATCCTGTTCCAAGAGAACGAGGTGGCGATCCCGGACAACTACCGCAAGACGGCGCTGGAGGTGAAGTCGCCGCTGGCGCCGCACATCGCCAACACCGTCACCGCCGCCCTGTCCACCAACCCGCCCAACGTGCAGTTCGACCCCACCGGGTTCGGCGACCCGGCGCAGGCCAACTCCACCCTGCGGGAGAAGTTCTTCGAGGCGGCCTGGCGGCGGCAGGAGGAGGAGGCCCAACGCTCCATCTTCCGCCCCTTCATGCACGCCCTCATCACCAAGGGCGAGGGGATCATCAAGACCGTCGAGCGCAGCAAGAAGGCGTGGTCGAAGTACAACAAAGACCAGGCCAAGCTGCGCGAGATTCTGGAAGAGGACGAGGCCCTGTCCGCCGAGGATAAGGACAAGCTCTACGACAAGCAGACCGAGGACTGGAAGAAGTCCCTGCCCTACCCCATCGCCTCGACGGACGTGCCCCCGGACACCTTCTACTACGTCAAGAACGAGGACGGGCTGACCTTCGCCTGCGAGGTCAAGACGGTGCCGTTCTTCGAGACGCTGGAGCGGTTCCAGGCGTCGGTGGACGGGAAGGGGAACATCATCGCCCCCTCGGACTACCGGGCTACCGGGCTGCCCCGTCACGAGTGGGCCACCGCGTTCGGCTCCACGGTGCCGGGGCGCAGCCAGTGGCAGGGTCGCGGCCGCGTGAAGCCGCTGACGATGGTGGAGGCGTGGGACGCCAATGAGGTCACGTACATCCTCTACGGCCCTGGCCAAGTCACTCGGGGTGGGAAGCGTCTTGGCCGCGGCACCGTGGTCAAGTCCTTCAAGCACCGCTATGGTGATCGCGTCACTGGGGCGCTCCGCGGCCCCTACTTTCATGCTCAGGGCATCACCACTCACAGTCGCCTGCCCGAGCACTGTGGCTTGGGGATTCTGTTCGGTTTCCTCGAGCTGTTTCCGATGCTCGATTCGCTACTCACTATTCAGGCAAATGCGGCTTTCCTCTATGGGTTTCCGGCGTTCAAGGAGACGCAGCCTCAAGGCCCGACCCTCCAGGGGCCGTTCGGGAACGACGAGGCTGAGGGTGAGACGGGCCGCACCCGGATCGAGCCGGGCACGCTGTATCCCCGAGATATTGCTCCGGTTGACATGCCACGCTCCGGGCAGGATCTAGAGAAAACCATCCAGTTCATCCGCGGCTTCATCGAGATGGCCCTCCCCAACGTGGTGTCGGGGACGGTCAACGCCGAGCAGTCCGGGTGGGCCATCACCCAGGCCAGCCAGCTCGCCCGCTTGGGGTGGCAGCCGATCATCGACAACGCCCAGTTCGCCCTCTCCCGGCGGGTGGGCTTCGAGTCCTGGCTGATCGAGAAGCGGGTGCGGGAGCCGGTGTCCGTCTGGGGGGAGACGCCCGCCAACTACTCCACGTCCCGCGCCCGGCAGGGGTGGCTGACGGTGGCCCCGGACGACCTCAACGGCGTCCACCGCTACCGGGTGGTGCTCCAGCCCGAGACGCCCGCCGACCGCATCCAGCAGATCCGGACGCACAAGGAGCTGCTCAGCCTGCGCCTGGAGGCGTGGAACGACGCGGTGACGCAGTTGGGCGGGAACCCGGACGAGGTGGAGGCGGCCTGGCTCCTCTACGACATGAAGAACGATCCGGTCATCAAGGCCGAGCTGAAGAAGCGGACGTTCCAGGAACTCGGCATCATGGACGAGGAGTCCCTGAACAACGCCAACGCGGAAGCCCGAGCGGCTCAACCATCTGCGTCGGGAGGGCCACCCCGACCGCCGGGGCCGATGCCGCCGCCGCAGATGGGTGGCGGTTCGGCCCCCGGTGGTCAGCCGGGACAGCAGCCGGGGATGCCGCCCAACGCCGTGGCCATCACGCCGGGGTTACCCGGTGGTGGCGCCCCGATGGTGCCCCCGCCGCGGAACGCGCAGCCGATGACCGGGCCGGGGATGCCGGGGCCGACCGCCCCTCCACGCTAGGCGAGGTAGCTCGATGGCGATGATGCCCGGTCGTCCCCCGCAGGCCCAGAACCCCCTGCTGGCGGGGGCGCCCCCGCCTGGGGTGCCGATGCCCATGCCCCAAGGCCCGCAAGGGCCGCCGCCTACCTCTCCCACAGTGGGCGGCGGCGTCCCTCCGGGGGTTGGTGGCCCTCCCGCCCCCGGTTCACCGGGCGCCGGTGGGCCACCTCCCGGACAACCCCCCGTCCCGCCTGGTCAGCCCCATCAGGGGGTGATGGCCGCGCTCAAGCAGGCCGGGATCTCGCTCCCCGAAGATCCCGCCTTGGAGCAGCGCGACCTCGGTCGGCGCAGCCCCCGCGGGTCGGACACGCACATCTACGAGGCGGTGGCCACCGACATCGCGGAGTGGCTGAACACCATGCCCAAGCTGCTCGCCGCCGCGATGCGGGGCGGCCCCCACAAGCAGGGGCCGTTCAAGCACCCGGCCACGGGGCAGCAGAAGTTCGACATCTATAAAGGAAGGCTGTTCAACGACGACGGCACCCCGAACGTGCCGGGCCGCCAAGAGCTGCTGAAGAAGATGACCCCGCAGCAGTACGCCCAGGTCGTCCACATCGTGACCAAGCAGATGCGGCGCGAGAACGGCGAGATGGAGCCGACCCCGAAGGCCACGGTGGAGGAGGTGACCCAGTGAGCGGCGGTGAGTGGTGGAACGAGGACTCGCCAGGGTCGCAGCAGACGGGGATCGGGGACTACAACCCGGCCCAGACGGCGCAGGCCCAGAACCAGCTCGACGGGACGACCACCTACGAGCCGCCCGGCACCCAGTCCCCGATTGACCAGTACAACTACATCCCCGACCCCAACGCCCCCGGCGGCTACCAGACCTACGGCCCCGGCGTGGCGGCCCCGGCGAACATCGCCGCCTACTCCAACAACAGCGGCCAGTACCCCAACGACCAGTCGATGGCGAACTCCATCGCCAACGCCGAGGCGTACGTCCCGCCGACCGTGGATCAGATGGGCTTCGCCGGGCTGAACCAGAACGACCAGTCCACGTGGATCGGGCAGTACGGCCAGAACGCCGCCCAGTACCAGTACGGCCTCCAGAACGGGCAGTACCAGCTCCCGCAGGGCACCGAGGGGTTCCTGAACCTGCCCCCCGGCGAGCAGGACACGTGGTACGGCACCTACGGGGCGAACGCCCCGATGGTGTGGGCGCAGCAGTCGTCCATGAACCAGGGCGGCAACGGGATCGGTCAGGGCGGCACCCTCGGTGCGATGGGCCTCAACTCCAACTTCTTCGGCAACTACCCGTCCAACCAGGGCGGCGGCACGGTCGCGCCCTCTACGCCCGGCACCATCGGCGCAGGCACCGCGGGCATCCAGTACGGCTACGGGGTGCCCTACTTCGGGGGGCCGCAGCAGCAGATCAACGGGGCCAACCTGGCGGGTCTGGCCGACCCCAACCTGTCGCCTGGGTACATCCCAGGCTCGGGCACCTACAACCAGTTCAACCTGGCCAACGGGCAGCTCTTCGGCAACATCGCCGGGGTGCTCTCCAACCTCAACTACGGCGTCGGCGGCCCCGGCGACCCGACCAACGGCACCGAGCCGCAGACCCCCGACCAGTGGATTCAGGGCGGGAAGCTCTTCAACTGGCAGGGGAACATGGGGACGGCGGCCACCGGGACGCAGGGGTTGGACTACATCGCCACCCTGTTCGGTCGCTCCGACACCCCGTCCGGGATCGGGACGCCCGCGTGGAACGCCCCCAAGCAGTTCTGGGACGGACTCGGACAGGCCATCGCCCAAGGGAAGGTGCAGCCCACCAACCGCGGGTGGGCCGCGCTGCTGGCCAAGGGGTACACCCCGCAGCAGCTCGGGGGACAGGCCGTCGCCCAGGCGCAGTCGGTGGGCGTCCAGGCCAACGGCCAAGGCTCCTCAGGGGGAGGCGGGACGGGTACGGGTGGGGCGAACGGGCCGATGGGCGCGGGGACGCAGGCGTTCAACCAGCAGGCCGCCTACCTCGACTACCTGACGGCCATGATGAACAACGTCCAGATCCCCACGATGCAGAACCAGAACCAGCAGTTCCACGACGAGCTGGCCTTCAACCAGGCCAAGCAGAAGTTCCTCGAGGAGTACCAGAACAAGGTCTTTGGGGAGGGGCAGCGGCAGTTCGACGTGAACACCGGGCTGCAAGCCGGTCAGCTCACCGGGATGTACAACGGCCAGGAGACGC